AATATCTGGGGCATTTAAGCCTGCTATGATATTCTGACTGTTTTCATCAAAGGTTGCACCCCATGCAATATAGGATGCTTCTAAAACTGACTTGGCAAAACGTCTAATACCTAGAATGACTAAGCCCCTCTTTTCTTGTTGAGCTCTGTCAATTTCATTTGTCACAAGCCATTCATTATCTCTTAAAAAAGGATTGGCATATTTCTGTGCAATCCTTCCTCTTTCATCTATTATGTCAACTTCTGTATGCCAGATGTTTAAGTGCCAATACAAAAATGGGTTGATGTAAACACCCCCCATCATAGCTCCATTCAAACATAGCTCTCTGTGAAAGTCAAAGAATGGCTTACACTCCTGAGAGTCTTTGTCAGGAATACGTTTCTGATTTATAAACCAGTCTTTGTAATCTATGTTTTGTAGTTCTATCATTTTCTATTTGCTAAGAACTCAGCAGCTGCTCCTGATAACTCACCTTTTCCTCTCACTTCCACCTTAGCTTCTTCCATGTTTCTTAACTTATCTACCACTTCCACTAGGGCTAGGTAGTTCTTCATAGTCTCTTGTACAAACTTACCCTGTGCTTCAATAGATGCTATGACCATAGGTAACATGCCTCCTTTAGCTGTGGGTTTCCACTCAATTCTATCCTTTAGTTCATGTAGTGGATTAGCGTTTACATAAGCTTTCCAGGAAAGAAGTTGTGCTTCAGCCCATTCAAGCTCTGTATTTATGTATGTAGTTTTCTTAATAGTCGCCATCTTCTTCCTCCTCTTTTAGAATGTTATCAAGGTCCATGCCCTCTTTAATTATCTTTTCTAATTCAGAATCCTCTGTATGAGGAACGTCCATTTCTATTTCAGACTTATATTTGCTAAGAGCAAATGCTAATTCTTTGTCTGTTATACCCCAAATGTCACCATATCCATCAAGAGCTGTAGCTAAGTGTCTTCCCAAATTGTATGTAGGGAAGTCTTTATTTAGTTCCTGTAGAATAGAAATAACATCTGTATAGTGAGTTTTCTTACTCATTGTTCTTTATTATATTAACTGGTTTATATCGTCATCTGTTAGTTTGCTTGGACCAATCTCCAAGTCTATCTCATTATCATCATCTTCTATAAAGTTTTTCTTTCCTTCTTCTGTCATATAGTCTTTTGTGAACACAATTGCCATACTATCAAAATCAGTACCTGGTGTTCCAGATATGTCAATATAATCTATTCCTTGATTATAAAGGCTAACTAACGTCTCAATTAGAGCGTCCAGTGGAATCTTCTGAATCTTCACTTCCTTGTTTTCCATATACTGTTTGTATTAATTGTTCTTCATCTTCTCTTGATTCCATCTCTGCCACCCACTTTTCTATAGGGCAAGCACAAGATAAACACTTAGTTTTTGCTGCTAGAGTGCAGCCACAATGGGTACAATGCTTATCAAACCTTCTAGGTTTCTTAGGTCTGTTTTCAGAACACCATTCACAGGCATCACAGATAGCCATACGCTGTTGGCTAATTGCTGTAATTTGTTCTTTCATGTCATCAGCTGGGAACAGGTTATTCTTCCAGCCCTCGTAAATCTGAGAGAAGTTGATCTTCATATGTAATTTTACTTTTTAAAAGATTGATCAGAGCTTCTGTTTTTTCTAGTGTCACCTGAGAGGAACGTTTCTTTTGTTCAGAGGTTTCAGCACTGGCTAGGAACTCAAGCATTAGGTTTTTCTTCCTAGTCAAGTCTTCTAGACGTTTCTTAGCTTTCTTCTCATTAAAGTAAAACTTCCCAAACCCAGATATTTCAATACTGTTATTTGTGTCCATCGCTTCGTTGGCAGATTGAAACTGGTGATTTACCACTGTCTCAATCGTCTTTTCAGAGATCATCATCTTCACAGCAAGGGTCCTAACTAGGTAGTCCTTGACAGACATACTTATAGGCTTATCCATGTGTTAATGTAATTTGTAGCACTATATCCTTTTCGAAGTTGAGCAGAATGATGGGGTTCACCTTCACCTTTGTACCATCCTTCACAAATATCCCCATCTTCTTTAATTTGGAAATAATGTTGTTTATCGCTGGGGACGTACTATTGTACAATTCACAAAACTCCTTACGTATGTTAGCATAAGAGATGTTCCCTTTTATAGCAGCAAAGGCTATCAATTGTATTTCCCTCTTTGTAAGCTTCAATTCATTCACAGCTGACAATATCTTGTAATACTTCTCAGCCATAGGAATGACATCTTCTATTGAAGTTTTTAGTCGTTGTACAATTGGTTTTGCTTCCATAATTAGTTAATACAAAGATATGTATATCTGGACGATCTACAAATAACTAATTTAGTTATTGTAAAACTTAATGCTATATTATGCATCAAATCTCCTGAAGATGATTAAAAAGGTGAATAACAACACACCTATTCTAAGCTCTTGTTCCAATCCTCCATCTGTCAACTCATAGTTTCTATTAGTGACACCTAGTTCAAAGTTGTTGTAGTCTTTAGGTAGAAACTCTATCCCTATTTCCCATTCATCAAAATGGGTGAATCCCCATATACAAACAATTACACTCAAGAGACCAACAATACAACCAACCAATGTTAAAATCATTTCCATGTCTAAGCTTTTATTAATAGAGAGGTATTAGATAGGGCCCCCCCTAAATCCCCCCCAAAGATAATGGTAAATCTTTATACCCACCAAATTTATTTTTGTAAAGCCATCCCTTGACCAAACTTGTTACATATTTATATAAAAAGGTAACAAACGTTCCACGTGGAACATTCCCCTGCTTATAGCCCAAAATTTTCCCAGCCCCCCACACCCTTTGTGTCCATGGGAGTGTAGCCTTCTCCATATCACAACCCCCCATACAAATTGGGGGAACGACACATCCCCCCTAATTAATTAATTAACAAATTAAAAAACAAACAGATGACAAAAAATTACGTTATCAACAATGGCAGTTTTACTGCAAATGGCAACTTCAGTGGTTACACAGCTTTGGGCGAGAGAGTCCACATTTTTGGCAGACAGATGGAAGCCTTAAGTTGGAAGAGCAACGCTGACGTAACATTCCCATTCTACGCAATTGGTCAGATGAAGCAAATCAACCAATTGAATGAGAAGGGCGAGACTATTGGCACAGCTGATAGACTTACAGCTTTGAGTGCATTCAAGTCTCGTGAAGAGATTAAGCAAGCTCACGCTGACAGCACATTGCTTGACATTGAAATCCAACAGGAAATCAAAGCACAAGCAAGCAGTGCAGGCTTAACAGAATCTGCAATCAACAGCTTGTTGTCAGTAGCATTCTAAACTAATAGAGAGTAACGTTCTAATAAAGGACGTTGCTCTCTTATTATATATAAGGGTGGGTGTAATGTACACGTTTGGGTGGGAATAACACTGACTAACACATTGATTCTCAATATATTCTGTGTGAATGTGAGAAGAGCTGTGTACTTAATTACCACTTATTCCCACATATTAACACATCATTAATTCACGCTATACAATACAATATATATAGCATTAAATAGATATTATGCCACAATTAGCAATCAGAACAGATGACGATCATGAACTATGGGTAGATAGAGATATCATTCATATACCTAGACTAGGAGACAATATACATCTTCCTTATGATAGTTATAAGATATATAGAGTTATAGAAGTTAATTGGATGTATGGTGAGAGTAATAGTTATTCTATTATGGTTATGGTCAAGACATTATAGAGATTTTAATATAGGTATGTAGCATAGGTAGAGGTCCTTAATATGAACCAATGCAAGTTAGATGTGGATTACCAAACATCCAAATAGGTGTGAAGCCTATTATTAACCAACACACAAACTAAAACACACGATTATGAAACTAATCAAGCATCTCATTAACATTATGTTCCTATGGAGCATTCCTTTCATTCTATTAGGGTTCTTTAACCTGCTTACGTGGTTCTCATTCAGCTATACAGCTGCTGTGACTTCCCCATTATGGATTACAATTATGTTCTTCTATTGTCTTATTGCTTCCATATTATATGGATTGAGCTCTGGTGAAGAAGATGACATGTCACTCTTTAAACCATAATACAATGAACGAACTACCAGACTTTATTACAATACAATATTAGTGGTTAGTTTGTGTGAGATAGGGCTCAGCTTCCCCTGGCTGGGTCCTTATTTTTAACACAAATAACCTATATTTGCTAACAGACACTAAAAACACACGATATGTTTACATTAGCCAAGCTTGTACTCAAATCATACATGCCCAAGCAATTAGAAAAGGGCATGTGGTTTAAGAAAGAACACAGTGATGTGCTCTTAGGTAGAGTATATAACTACTTTACCATATATGAACTAAAAGAGATACCAAATGACATGTATCATTATATGTCTATGAATGGTGCTCCTGTTGAGCCATACATTGTTATGCCAACACAGAATCTAGATGATAAAGAAGAAATCCTTGCCACACCTGAACAAATAGGTTGGTGGGACCAAGGTGATACTGCTGATGACCTAGAAGATCTCACTGTTGACATCATCAATGCATATATCTATGGCGAAGAAGGTGAGGATGGTTACATAGCATTAGAAGTCTTTGACTCTGAAGATGAAGAAGGCATACATAGAAATGTAGTGTTCTTTCATAATAAGGTGACTATGAGACATGTAACCTTTGTAGATGAGCATGAAGAAGGTTGGGATGATGATGACGAAGAATATGAGGATGATATAGATGAGGATGATTTAACAGACCATGATCCTGAACTAACAGATGCAGACCATGAAACAGAATAACTCATTAAAAACCAAAGAAATGAAGAGATTATATGAAATTTTATTTGAAGGTAAGAAGCCTGAAGAACAGCCATTAAAGCTTGAGATAAAGCTTAAGTCTACTGCTACACCACAAGAGCATATAGACATAAATACATGGTATAAGTTAATAAATGATTTAAACGATAAGAAATTAAGGTTAGGTTAGGTAGTGTGGTTAGTAAGCGAAAGCCCTGCAGAAATGTGGGGCTTTTTATTTAAGTAATTCATTAAAAACAAATATATGAAAGCAAAAGGACAGAACAACTACTCCAAATTTGAGTTAAGAAGGATTAAATTTATGATGGACGAAAACAAGCGTGCTACAAGACCTATGTCTATAGCTAAGTTATCTAAGTTTGTAGCTGCAGAGTTAAAAAGACAATCTAGTGGTGTCTACATTAAAATGTTAGATATGTCACCAAAAAAGACTAAGCGTCAAGCAGTTGTGACAAAGACAGTATCTACAAAGATGCCTATTAACAGATCTGTTACATTTAGAAAGCCTACAAAAATAGAGATATCTGAAACAGGTATGACATTCTTCTTTTAACCATTAATACTAACACACATGTCTTACAGCCTAGTCTTTAGTGCAAAACCAAATTGCACACATACAATCCAGGTTTACGAACCAAACCAACAAGATTCTCCTTATGCAAGGAGCATTAAAGCGTGCTCTAAACTAATAGATGTTATATTTGCTGTCAAAGCACATTATACACCATCTAGACGTTTACACATCAAAGGACGCAGATATATGTATATTAGTTCTGATGAGTACAAACTTATTAGATTTAAAAACTATTAGAATGATTTATTTTATTATCTTTGTATTACTGATATGGATATGGCTTATATCTGAATGGATAAACGCTCCACATTATACTAATACACATAAAAATGATTCTACAGCTTAATCCAATGATTCCAATCCTAAGGCTGAGTGATAAAATGGAAGGTTATGCTTTTTTGGTTATAGATTATAGCCAGGAGCATAATCTTCTATTTACTTGTGCCATGAATGATGGACAAATATGGACACTCACAAACAAAGAGATTAGATTCTGCAAGAACATTTCTTTAGAAAGATATAATATAAATCTATGATAATATTCTACATTCAAATAGTCTTAGCAATAATATGCTGGACATATATGGTAATTTACGTATATAAACGTTTAAAAGACAAATATGGCAAAAAGTAAAAAACAAATAGACAAGCTCAAAGCTCATTTCTTTATGTCTGTAAGTGATGGTAATGTAACTACACTATATGATGATAATGATGATAAATCAATATTAGCTGCAGGATTTGCATCAGCTATGATGGAAGATAGTTACTTATTAGATGCTATCAGTGCAGCATTTCTTATAACATTGGAGCAAAAAGAGAAATAAACTTTTAATTATGAATAAGTATTTTTCATTTCATGAAGGCTTTTATAAGCTATTTAAGTCTAAGCAAAGATATTATCTATGGGATATGATTAAATGGTGTGTTAAAGAGTATTTTAAAACATACACAAGATAACCTATGAACATACTCATCTATGATATTGAGACAATGCAGGAACTATTCCTCATTGGCATATATAATCCTGAGAGCAAAACTTATACAGAGTTTGAAGTGAGTAAGGATAAGAACCAACTAGATGGGTATATGAGGTTTATTGAACAACACCCTGAATACTATTGGGTTGGTTATAATAACTTACGCTTTGACTCTCAAGTGATTGAGTGGATCTTGCGTAACTATGATGATTGGCATGAGCTTGCTGCTTTTGAAATAGCTGCTAAGATAGCACAAAAGGCTGCTGATATCATACATGATGCTAACTATGATGTATTCCCTGAGTACAGAGAAGAATGGCTTACACTAAAGCAGATTGATTTGTTTAGAATCAATCACTATGACAACAAGAATAGAATGGTCTCACTAAAAAGGTTAGAGTTTGAGATGGATCTGGAGAACATTGAAGAGATGCCAGTACACCATACTAAAACAAACATGACTGATGATGATATTCAACTAACTAAAGACTATTGTAAGAATGATGTTATGGCTACCTATGAGTTCTACAAGGTGACAACAGGTGATACAGACCATCCATTGTACAAGGGTAACAATCAAATAGAGCTGAGACAAGACATTGAAGAAGAGTTTGGTATACCATGCTTAAACTATTCTGATAGCAAGATTGGTGATGAGATGATTAAGAAGTTCTATTGTCAAGAGAAGAACATACAATACTCTGATTTACCAAAGAAAGGTAAGTTTAGAACTGAAGTGAAGGTGAGACATTGTATAGCTGATTACATTACATTCCAAACACCAAAGCTAAAAGATTTCTTAAAGAAGGTTAGCAAAGAGGTATTGACAATGAAGGATGAATTCAAAGAATCATTACAATTTTATGAAAATACGTACACGTTTGCAAAGGGTGGCCTTCATACAGAGAACAAACCAAAGATTTTTGAGTCTGATGAGGATTATGAAATTATTGATTGGGATGTGTCTAGCTATTATCCAGCTATTATCATTAACAATGGTAGATATCCTGGTCACTTGGGTAAGGAATTCTTACTTGGGTACAAAGCAATGTTTGATAAAAGGTTGGAACTCAAACCAATGGCCAAGAAAGACAAGAAAATAGCAGGTATTGTTGGTGCTCTTAAACTTGCAGTTAACTCTGTGTATGGTAAGTCTAGTGACATGCAAAACTGGATATATGACAGACAGCTAACAATGTTTACCACTATCACAGGCGAACTGAGTCTTCTTATGCTCATCGAAGCATATGAACTAGCTGATATACATGTTATATCTGCAAATACAGATGGTGTAACTATTAGGATTAAGAAATCACTAATAGATAAGATGCATGAGATTAATAAGTGGTGGATGGATCTAACTAGCTATGAGCTAGAGCGTACAGACTATGCTAAGATTATATTCTCTACAGTAAATGACTATCTAGCAATTAAAACTAATGGAGAAATCAAAAAGAAGGGTGACTTCCTTACAGACTTTGAACTACACAAAAATAAGTCTGCCAGGATTGTACCTATTGCATTGGAGCAGTTTTTTGTTAATGATGTGCCTGTGGCTACCACCATTCGCAATCATACAAATATATATGACTATTGTCTCAGGCAAAAAGCTAGTAAAGACTTTCATTATGAAGGTCATAGCAAAGAGACAAAGACAGTCTACAATAAGCTGATTAGATATTATGTATCCAATACAGGAGAGAAGCTACTGAAGGTGAAGAATCACAATTCAGATAGCACAGCTGTTGATATATCACAAGTGGAAGCAGGTGATTGGGTGATGCATGTATGCAACAATCTAAAACCAGACCATCCATTAGATAATATCAATCATGCATATTATATTGAGCGTGCTGAACGCATAATACACAAGATACAACTAGAGGGTAAGAAACGTAAAATCATTGTTAACCCTAATCAAATTAGTTTGTTCTAATGGCAAAGATAAATAGAGAGAATATTGGTGAGCACTTGGTAGACTATCAATTAGGAATGATTGGTAAGTCTACACAAGAAGCATATATGACAAGAGAATGGTATAGCAAATGGACTATGACACAAGAACAACATGATCAGTTCAAAGCTTATGCTATACCATTGATGAAAAAGGTATTTAAAATAAACAAAGCAAGAGCTGAAGCAAACTTTCAATGGTTTGACCTACAGTTTGGTTTACGTATTAAAGATTAATTTATGACTAATCAAAAATATATAATTAGTTCTGTAAAGACATCGTCCAGCAGATCTCTCTCAAAAAGAGGGGTTAATTGGTGGATATATACAACAACACCTAGAAAGAAGAAACACAGTGGTCCATTCTATTCTAGATGGGAAGCACAACAACAATTAGATCAAATTTTAAACAGATAGTTATGGGAGCAACACAATTTAAAGTAAGATACAGTGGTAAAACAGCAGATGAAGCATATAGAAAAGCTTGTGATGACGCAGAAGAAGAATATGGTCATCAAGATGGATATAATGGTACTATCAGTACTACCCCTGGATTCAGAGATGAAACAGAAGCATATGGTAAAAGTAAGTTTGATGATGTATCTGCTTATATACGTAATAGATTTGAAAACATGAACAAATATGATTGTTCAGCTATATGTATTAGACAACCTATTGCTAATAAGAACAAGACTAAGTCTCACGTGGAGCACATTGTAACACCTGGTACAAAGAAATGGGTTCTTAAATATGTAGTGTTCAATGATTATAATGATCAACTAATTGGATCTTTTTCTACTAAAGGTGATGCTGTTAAGAAAGCTAGAGACATTACAGAAAAGCACCAAACCTCTACATATATAAATATGGAGAAAGTGCTTGAGAAAGGTGATAGAAGAGTAGCTAAGATAACATACAAGAAAGCACCAACAGAAAGAGATGGTGAGTGGATATTCTTTGGTTATGCAGCAGAATAATTAAAATTAAATAAAATGCCAGATATTTCAATGTGCAAAGGTGGTCATTGTATGCTAAGATTACAATGTCACAGATATACAGCAACAGCTGAACCTTTAGGTCAATCATTTTTCTCAGAACCTCCATATAAAGTAAACATGATGCTAGATGAACACAATGCTAATCTAGGTGTTGTCACAACAGCTTGTGCTTATTTTTGGAATAATGAAAAATATAAAAAAGATGAGCAAAAACCTACAAATTAATGATGATTGGGAGAGAGAATCTCTCAAGGATTTAGTATATTTGCAAGAGACACAACAGATACTTGAAGAGGAGTTTAGAAGAATAAAACTACCTGCTCAGATAGTAGTAATAGATAAAGACAAAATACTAAACAGAGAACATGAACATCAAAGTAACCCCTTACCATTTTGAGCAGTTGCTTAAAGATGGATTTACATTAGACATGATATTTCTTCTCAAGCTGATAGATGAAGAATTTGATATCAAGACATTAGCTGAAGGAGGAGCAAAGACAGACATGCTATGTCAAACTTTACGTAGAAAAGGACTAATGTCTGAACAATTTAAGATTACAGTGTTAGGTAGGAATCTATTGGAATTCATGAACTCACGTGCTAAGACTAGCAAGATTGTAAAGAAAACACAAACCTTTGCTGAGTTTGAGAGATGGTGGGCTGCTTATCCAGGAACAGATATCTTTACACATAAAGGTAAAAGCTTCTCAGGTGGTAGAACATTACGTGTTTACAGAGATGACTGTCAAGTAAAACTAGATTCTATTCTTGCTGAAGGAGAATACACTATTGATCAGCTTATAGCAGCATTAGAATATGAAGTGTTACAGAAGAAAGAAAACTCTTTCAAGACAGGTACAAACAGGTTGACTTACATGCAAGGTAGTCTCACTTATTTGAATCAACGCTCATTTCAAAACTATATAGAGCTTATCAATCAGGGTGTGGTAATTAAAGAGGCTGATGAACCAATTAAAGGAATGGACATATGAGTTTTGAAGATTTAAAACGAGAAGTTCAAGCTGGCCTAGATGGTAGAAACAATGGTATACCTATGGGCTTTGACAGATTGAACAGATACATTGGTATCAGGAAGTCTATGTACACACTTGTAGGTGGTCTCACTGGATCAGGTAAAACTAGCTTCATTGATGATGCTTACGTTTTAAATCCATTTGATTGGTATATTGCTAACAAACCACCAGAGCTGAAGTTACGCATCATATATCGCTCTATGGAGCGTAGTAGAACGTATAAGTATGCCAAGTGGGTAAGTAGAAAGATATTCCTAGACCAAGGAGTAGTTATTCCTGTGCCAAAGCTATTAGGTTGGACAGAGAAGATGACGAGTGATGAGCACGATTTGTTCTTGATGTATGAAGATTATATGGAGAACATGAAAGATGTTATTACAATCATTGATGGACCAGAGAACCCAATAGGCATAGCTAAGCATCTAAGAGACCATGCACTAGAGAATGGTGTAATAGAAGATGTAGATAAATACAACAAAAGATACATTCCTAATAATGAGAATGAACTAACTATTGTTGTTATTGATCATATAGGTTTATTAAAACCAACAAAAGACTATCCTACTAAAAAGCAACTGATAGATAAAATGTCAGATGAGCTTAGATATGCTAGAGATATGTATGGTTATAGTCCTGTGATTGTCAGTCAGTTCAACAGAGACATTTCTAGTCCAATGAGATTAAAGAATGGTGATGTAGAACCACAGTTGGAAGACTTTGCTGACAGTTCACAGACACAGAACGATGCTGATGTTGTCCTAGCATTATTTGATCCTATGAGATACAAGGTGCAAGACCCATCAGGCTATGACCTGAACAAACTCAGAGATGAGCATGGTGCAAAGTATTTCAGATCCTTGAGACTTATCAAGAATTCTTATGGTGAAGATGATGTAAGGATTGGTCTAGGCTTCCTAGGTCAGATTGGTATGTTTAAAGAACTACCAAAGGTTAAGTATATGAATGAAAACGTATACAATGAGATTATTAATAAAACTTTTTTTATAAACAAATAACATGAGATTAAACGTTAAAATGTATAATACATTACCCACTAAGAAGAGCCATTGGTGGCAAGTGGTGTTGTTTCCTACAGTGAGTGTGATGAACAACATACAAAAACATGACCCATACTTAGCTGTGAATGCTGAGTATTTGTTCTGGTCAATTACAACAATTATAAGCTATGGCAAAAAAGGTCAACACCCTTACGTTACGAGATAAGAGACAACAAGAGTTTGCTCAAGTGTTCTTAGACCATGGTGAATTTGGTATTCTAAACTTGTGTCCTAGATTTGGTAAGATATATACAACTATCAACATCCTGGAGAAAATGGATAAGAATATCAACATCCTCATAGCATATCCTGATTTAAAGATTAAGGATGCTTGGGAATCAGATTTTAAAGCTAGAAAGTATAAGAATCCAAACATCACTTATACAACACATCTATCTATTAAAAAGCACATAGGAGGCTTTTGGGACCTAGTTGTACTTGATGAGATACATTTACTCTCTGAAGCACAAATAGAGGCTGTAAAGGAACTTATGTGTGTAAGTGTGCTTGGTTTAACAGGAACCTTAGCATCAGATACAGAAGAAACATTAGGACTAGAGTTAAAACTACCAGTTTTAGCTACGTATTCCATAGAACAAGCAATTAGAGAAGGTGTTATCACAGACTATGAAATCAGAGTTATCTCTGTACCTTTAGATAACAAGGTGGCAATCAACTATAAAGGTAAAATGAAGACTGAGAAGAAACAGTTTGATGCTTATGGTTGGGTCATAGATCAGATGGAAAGACAGAGAAATAATACAATGTTCTTACGTTTAGCTAGGATGAGAATTATCCAAGGCAGTCTTGCAAAACTTAACAAGACTAAAGAACTCTTAGCAAAGCATAAGGACGAGCGTATTTTAGTATTCTGTGGGGTCACAAAGATTGCAGATGCATTAGGCATTCCTGTATATCATAGCAAAGCAGGTGACAAAGAAGTGTTTGAAGACTTTGCATCTGGAGGAGGTAACCACCTGGCTGTTGTAAAGATAGGTAATACAGGAGTTACATATAAGCCTCTTAATAGAGTGATAATCAATTACTTTGATAGCAACGCTGAGAATCTTGCACAAAAGATTAATAGATGCATGGCTATGGAGTATAATACACCTGATAAGAAGGCACACATCTACATCATCTGTTCTACAGAGGAAGTAGAGAAGAAATGGCTTAGAAAAGCATTAGAATTTTTTGATAAAAACAAAATAGTATACTTATGATATTAGAATTAGTAGAAGAAATAAACCCAGCAACTGGTACAATGTACGTAGTGAGAACTGACAATAATTCTGTCAAGTGGTTTTCTAAAAGAGAAGATGCAGAAGCGTTCTATGACGCAATATTAGCTGATATAAATTTATTAAAACAGCAAAAAAATGTTTTGAAATCAGAAGAAATTGATGTACCTTTGGAGGAAACAAATCAATAAAAAACATGGCAAGCAAATTAATTGGAATTGTTGGTTCTACAGGAACTGGCAAGTCAACATCAGTGAAACATTTAAATCCAAAGGAAACTTACATCATCAATGTTGCTAAAAAGGAATTACCTTTCAAAGGAGCAGAGAAGTTGTACAACGCAGAGAACAAGAACTACAAAGAAGTGGATGATGCAAATGAGATTACACGTCTATTAAAGACTATCTCAGAGAAAGCACCACACATTAAGAACATCATTATTGAAGACTCTAATTACATTATGGGATTCAATATGATTGCTAAAGCTACAGAAGCTGGCTTTACTAAATTTAGCATAATGGCTAGAGATATGGTAGAGTTGTTTAGAGAAGCAAGACGCTTACGTGATGACATCAAAGTGTTCTATTTTACACATCCTGAAACTATTGAAGATGGTGGTGAGATTATAGGATATAAGATTAAGACAGCAGGTAAGTTGATTGACAATCAGATTGTCCTTGAGGGTTTACTAACAGTGTGTTTATACACATACGTGGAAGAGAGCAAAGATGGCACAGCCACATATAACTTTATAACTAATAGGTTTAGAAAGTATCCAGCAAAGAGTCCTGATGGAATGTTTGCAGATATCAAGATGCCTAATAACTTACAAGAAGTAGTCAATGCAATTGATGAATATTACAATTAAAAACAATTAAATCCAGAAAAAATGAGTAACATTGGAGGAGAAAAAAGAGAAAACCCAGTATTTGAAGACAAAGAATTTGCCAAAAAGGTTGGCTTATTCGAAGCAAAGGTGATTGCAGTAAACCCAACAAGAGAGCAATATGCTGACGTATTGGGTAGAGAACTAAAAGAAGACAGTAAAGCTACTGACTACTTAGGTACAAGCAAAGATGGTAATGCAAGATTACGTTTAGACTTTTGGTTAGAAGAAGTTAAATCACAAGACAAGTACAAACTAACTTTCTTTATTGAGAACAAAGAGAAAGAAAATAGAGATGGTACAAAGAAACAATACATCAACAATGTAGGACGTTGTACATGGGCAGACAGTCCAAACAACTTACCAACATGGTTCAAAGAAAGAGAGAATCGTGTAGCATTTGTTGGTGAAGAAGACTTATACAATTTCTTACGCTCTTGGTTAAGTAACATTGATTTCAGCAGTAAGAAATCTACATTACAAGTGGAGTTTAATAAGTTGATTAAGGGTAATGTAAGAGAACTTAGTGAGCAGATTAACTCTGAGTGGGCTAACAGCATTGTAGCCTTAGCAACTATCAGCAGTAAAGAAACAGAAGAAGGTGTAAAAGAGTATCAGAATGTATACAACAAAGCATTCTTACCTCCATATAGCATCAAAGCTTTCAGATTGGTAGATTACAACAGAGCTGACTCAGTTAGTGCTTTACGTCAAAAGTCTTCTAAAGACTTAAAACCTCATGAGCGTTTTGTAATAAACGTAGTGGGTGAGTATGGTTGTAAAGACTTCTTTACATTTAAAGAGTTAAAGGAATATAGTTCTGAAGACAATTTAGTAGCATCTGACAAAGTTATGGAAGATGATGACAGTGATTTTTAGTGTGTCCCCTCTAAATACGAATTGGCCTCACACTTGTGGGGCCTTTTCATTAACCCTATATTATGATTAGTGGAGAAAGAAAAACAAAACTATCTATGGCTGCTATTCTAAGCAGGATATCAGAGTATGATATATTTAGATATTATATGCCTCATCAAGACTGGAGGATTAATAGGGTGACCTATTCTCCATTCAGACATGAGAACAATCCATCTTTCATGATTGGTAATAAGTTAGGCTATCTGTCATTTATAGACTATGCTGATACTAGTAAGCGTGGTGATTGTTTTAACTTTGTTCAGACATTACATAACCTTCCTAGTACAAGTGATACTTTGAAGATGATAGATAGAGACTTTGGTCTTGGTCTGTCTACAGGTGTGATGACAGGCGAGTATAAGAAGATTATATCTGAGTATAAACAACCTGAAATAGAGAAGAGATACTCTCTCATCCAAGTCAAGGTTAGGAAGTTCACAAAAAGCGAACTAGACTATTGGGCAGAGTATCACCAGGATCTCCAGGACCTTAGAGATAACAATGTGTATTCTATCAAAGAGCTATATCTTAACAAGCAAAGGTTCCCACTAGGAGAGAATGAACTCAGGTTTGGTTATCTCTATGAAGGACAGTATTGGAAGATATACAGACCATTTACTGATAAGAAACACAAATGGATGCCTAACAATGTACCCATCACAGCAATGGATGGTAAAGACAATATAAAGAACTGTAGTGTAGCATTCATCAACAAGAGTAAGAAAGACTTTATGGTGATGAAGAAGTTATTCCCCTGCAGTTGTGCTGTCCAGAATGAAGGTCTTGGATGTTTCTCACATGAGAATGTAGAATATTTAAAGGCTAACTCTGACAGACAAATCCTTAGCTTTGATGCTGATGATGTAGGTGTACAGAATTCTGTACAGATTACAAAGATGTTTGACTTTGAATATACTAACGTCCCACGTCAGTATCTAGCAGAAGGTATTAAAGATTGGGCAGATCTTGCAAAAGTCCATGGATTAAAAGTAATTGAAGATTATTTAAAAAGTAAACAAATTTTATGACAATAGAAGATTTAAAACAAGCTATTCAAGACCATGTAGAGTGGTTTGAAACCACTGAAGGTGATGATTTGGAATGTATTGGTATAGAAAACTTAGAAGGTATACTATCTGAATATTTTAACACAGAAATTAAATTATCATTAAATGGAGACGTTTAACACAACAAAGGAACTGATAATGAATACAGCAGTTCCTGTACAAACACGTACATATAAGCCAGTTAGTCATTCATCATTGATTGACCTAACATTAAACAGTATTGAGAAAGCAGGATTCAAATTAGACAAAGAGACTTACTCTTCTGCAGTGGATGGTCAGATTGCTAATGGTAGATTCTCTATCAGCAATGTTGCAGACAGTGAGATGCAATTACAGATTGGTTGGCAGAATAGCTACAACAAGCAGCTTACATTGAAGTTTGCTATTGGTACACGTATTTTGGTATGCCAGAATGGTTGTGTATCAGGTGACTTTGGTGCATTCAAAAGAAAGCATGTAGGTGAGATTCAATCATTTACACCAGGTGCTATTGTAGACTACATTGCACAAGCAGGTGAAGCATTTACACTTATGCAACAGCAAAGAGAGTCTATGAAGCAAATAGAAATCACTAAGCGTACCAAAGCTGAGTTAGTTGGTAGAATGATGCTAGAAGAGCAGTTCATTACATCTACACAGTTAAACATCATCAGTAGAGAGTTAAAAGCCCCTACACATGATTACAATGCTAAAGATAGCTTATGGGAGTTGTACAACTATACAACATTTGCTATGAAAGAATCTCATCCAGCTCAATGGATGGAGAGTCATATCAAAGCACATGCATTCTTCAATAACTATGCATTTGATCAATCAGTGCCATGGGAAGCTCAAGAAGCATCATTTAGTCAACTAGAAATATTTTAACATGAATTGGGAGAAATTTAAAGATCAGTTTCATCCTTCTTGGCATAGGTTTATGCAACCTTTCATTGAAAGTGAAGCGTGTGACAACATCTATAAATATCTCAAATCTGAAAGTCAGAGGGGCAAGAAGATTGCTCCTCTCTCTCAGAATGTTTATAGATGCTTTATGGAGACATCCTATAACGATCTGAAGGTGGTTATGATAGGCATGTGTCCTTATCACTCTATAAAGAATGGAGAGTATGTAGCAGATGGTCTTCTAATGGGTTGCTCTACAACAGGTATATTACAGCCTTCTCTAATAAAGTTTTATGATGCTATAGAGAAAGAGTTCTATTCAGGATTGTGTGTAACCTGCGAAAGATCACCAGACATGTCATTCCTAGCTAAGCAGGGTGTGTTGATGTATAACGCAGCTTTGACTACAGAAATTAATAAAGCAGGCTCTCACATTGATCTGTGGGAACCCTTTACTAAGTATCTGTTAGAAGAGGTGTTGGCAGTAACAGGAGCACCTGTAATCTTCCTAGGTAAGGACGCAGCTAAATATCAAAAGTATATTGCTCCATTCACATGGAACTTTACACTAAGTCATCCAGCCAGTGCTTCTTATAAGCAGACTGATTGGGACACAGAAGGAGTATTTACAAAGGTAAATACAATATTAAAAGAAAACAATAACACATCAATAGATTGGTTATTAGATTCACCATTTTAAAAACACAATTATGTATACAGTAAAACATGGAGGAGACATCCAAAAAGGAGATTTAATAGCAGTAAGTAATGGTAATGACTTCACTGTTGGTATTTATTTTGGTAGAGGAGCAGGTGGTACAGTTCAATATTATAGATACACTACCCCTAGACATTGTAAAGAACGTCATAATAACAGAGTGACTAGTATTGGTGCTGAAAAAGCAGGTCCATTTACAATTAAATGTCTTTGGAAAGACTTTCTAAATACACCAAGAGATACCAGAATACTTAAATTGAACAGATATAACATTACAGATGAAAAGGTAATAGAAGATATACTAGAAGCAAAAGAAATACTACAAGAATTGAATATTACAGTAAACTACTAGACACATGATACTCGAAAAACAAACAGAATCACACATCCTTCAGGAAGGAACCACACAGGAAACTGTGAAAATGTCACTAGACTTAGATTCTGCACAAGTATTGATGCAGATGTTAAGTAAGAATCTATATTCAGATTCAATAGGCTCTACTATCAGAGAATGTGCATCTAATGCACTAGATAGTCACAGAAGAGCTGGATGTGACGAGCCTATTATTGTTTCATTCAAAAGAAACAGTCAGGCAGATACGTATGAATTTGCTGTTGAAGACTTTGGTATTGGCTTAGATGCAGATGATGTAGTAAATATCATCAGTAAGTATGGTAAGTCAACCAAGCGTAATAGCAACACAGAATTGGGCATGATGGGTCTTGGTTTCAAGGCTCCATTGGCATATAGCTCTAGCTTCTACTTTATAGCTAGAAAAGATTATATGGAACGTAAGTATATGATGTACGAAGGAGAAGATACAAACAGTATTGACCTTTTGTATGAGAAGCCTACAGCAGAACCAAATGGTGTAAAAGTGATTGTTCCAGTGAACTATTCTGATAGATACAATTTCACTAACAAAATCAAAGAACAATTGGCTTATTTTGAGAATGTTTATTTTGAGGTGGACAGCTCATGGGGAAGAGTGGATAATGATTTCATAATTCACAGAGCAGAACACTTTCAATATTCTAGCTTAGCTACTAACAATGATATGCATTTATGCTTGGACAATGTTAGTTATCCTATTGATTGGGATAAACTTGGTATAAGTAGAATAGGTATCAAAATGGCTTTGAGATTCAGTCTTAGTGATGGATTGTTCCCTACACCAAACAGAGAAGCTCTTAGATATACACAAGAAGCTAAGCAAGTTATTCTTAACAAGATAGCTGCAGTGGCTGATGTGTTCATGAACAAGTTTAATGAAGCCATCACTACACAAAGTGATATCAAAGCTATTATGCAATTCTACAGTAGAAACAGCAAACATATTAAGTCTTGGTACAAGGGTACAGACGATGATGTTTGTATAGATGATCTTTTAGTACATTCTTCTATACCTGTAGCACAGCCTAAACTAGATAGCATAAAGTTGTTGAACTTAGAAAGACTTGCTGTAAAAGCCAAGGAGTATATTCTTGCTGAATACAAGTTTAAATATAGATTTACTGGTAAGTTTCAAAGTATGAAAAGTTACTATCATGAGTATCTAAGAATTTCAGAATTTACAAGTTATAACTTTGGTGGTGTGTATATTTATGAGAATGAGCTTTCTAAAGGTAAACAAGACTATCTAAGAACTATTCTACCAGATAATAAACAGATATATTTTGTTAAGAAATCACCATTTAAACTTAAAGCTAAAGGTGGTCAAGTAGATTATGCTAAGTATTATGACTCTATATTAAACTTATCAATGTATCCTAAAGCTCAATGGAGACAGCTTATTCAAGAGTTCCAATATGTAGTGGGTCTGTATGCTAAAGACTTTATAGATGTAGATGCTATTGAAATTCCACAATCATTTAAGGATGCTCAGAAGGCTAAGAGACTGAAGATGTCAGTTGCAGCTGCATCTGTAAAGGGTCCTAAGAAGATAAGAATGAAAGGTGAATTCTCTGGTAAGGTGGGTACACAAATGCAAATAGATCTATCTGATCAACATTGTAAGTTTGTTCCTACTACATACAAAATGGAAGACATTCATAAATTGAATAAGTTAAGTGTTTATGCTAAAGAATCTGATAAGAAGAAAATGGACAATGCTTGGTCTTGTTTTAATAAACATGCATCATTTGTATTAGTTGCCCAAGCAACCTATGATAACTTACAGAAAGCAGATTTACATAACTGGATAACAATAGATAAATTTATGGAAGGTAAAAATAGACCATTTAAAACAGTAGCTACAGAATTTCTAATCAGGGATTTGATCGAAACATATAGTGCTACATTTAAAAGAATCAGTACAGTTAGAGAGATATCTACTGATTTGGCAGATAAATTACAGACACTACATAATTATCATAATAGCCAATATAGAAGTTATTGCGATGATGACACTAGGAAAGCAATTATAGAACATGCCATAGCAAACAACTTATTTGACCAACCTACATATTTGGTGTACAAGCAGGTCAATGAAGTGTTTACTAAGTTAACATTCTTAAATGTAATACTAGACACAATGGGCTATCGTGAGTCTAAGAAAGAGGGTCCAATGATGATTGCTATAGCTGATTTATTTAAATATCACAAGCATAAAGTTAATTTAGAGCATTATAAAATCAAATTAACAGAAGATGCTCCTTTAGAGGAGACATTGACACAAGACACAATTGAAGAATTACAAACAATTTAAAAAAGCAAAACATGTTAAGCTTAAAATGGTTTAAGAGTGCTATTGAACGCACAATTGAAAAAGTAGTAGAAAACAAAATTGAGCAGGCTTTTAATGAATTGGATAATGAGGAGGGGCAAGTAGCCCCTTCTTATCATCCTTCAGGAAAGCCCTATCTAAACATTAAAATGGTTAATGATACATTGACTGTTGTAATGAACGATGGCAACATCATTACTAAATCTCCAGCAACAGCAGATGATTTCAATGCTGCTAGAAACTGTAGAACAGAAGCTTGTCTATTTAATCTTGTAAGTTCACAAGAAGTTAAGGACCAAAGAAGAAAGGCTGAAGCTGAGTATGAAAAGGTAAAGGCTGTTCAAAGAGGTGCTGAGTATTTGGCTACACTTGAGCAGTTTGAAATGAAAGATGGTAGTCTTTACTTAAAAGGCATCAACAGAAGCTTACCTCCATTACTAGTAGAAGAGTTCTTAGAAGTGACTGGTAGAAACTTTGGTACAGATAATGACGAGTTTCTTGCTTTACAAAGATTCTTTATGTGGTGTTGCTTGAATCCAAGAGCTGAGGTAGCAGACAAGCTATTTAACTTCTTAAAAAAGAATGCTTTTGGTATCACTAAACAGGGCTTCTTTGTAGCTTTGAGAAATGTAGTGACATTACATGGTTCTACTGAACTTGTAGACTTTGTGTCAAATGCATATAACAAAGTGAAGGCTGTATGGAAGAAGAAACCTGATGAGTATTTAGTATTCTTAAAGGATGGTGAATACAAAATGGTTGCTAAATCTATATTTGATGAGCTAGAGACATGTGCTGGCTGTGATGGTTCTGGAACTATTCCTTGTGAAGATGATGATTATGATGACAGCGAAGACTGTTGGGAATGTAATGGTACTGGTACACAGACAAAATATCATGAGTCTGATTATGGTGAGAATATTGGTAACTTAACTGAATTATATCTTGATTTGCCTAATAGAGCAGAGAATAGATATACAGATGCTCACACAAGAACATTTGACATTAGAATTGGTAGACCAGTAGATATGCCTATGGAGCAATGTAGATGGAATACTGACGACTGTGGTGCTGAAGGTTTACACTTCACTAGTGATGAGATTCATTATGTAGGTTGTGGTGACACAAGCGTGCTTGTACTTATTAATCCAATGAAGGTTGTAGGTATTGGTGAGTCTAAGGGTAGATGCTATGAGTATTTACCAATTATGACTGTTCCTACTGACGAAGCAACAGAAATCTTACATGACCTAGACTTTGACACATTAGAATTGGATGAGTCTTATGCTGTACGTGAACTAGATAACTTGGCTGAGAAGGCCAAACAAGGGTTTACAGAAGAGCGTAAGAAATATGATTTCAACCTACCTGCTTTGTCTGCTGTAGAAGTTTATACAATTGTTAAGAGTCTTGATGAAATAAAGCAAGAAATATCTAAAAGAATTGTAAAAATTGATTAAATTTGTAGTCCCAGGGAGAAATCCCTGGGCTATTTAATACAATATTATGGCAACAGCAAAGAAAAAGGCAGTTAAGAGAGTTAAAGCAGTTAAGGTGAGAAATGCTGGTACAATGACTGAATCTGCTTTTTGGAGTTTTATTAGAAGTACATTAAGACAGAAATCTAGATGGTGGAAGCCTATTACAGAATGTAGGCTCAAAGCTAAGCGTAATTATAAAGGACCAAACAAAAGACAAAAGTTTGAGTATCAATGCAAAGCATGCAAGAACTGGTTCCCTCAGAAACAGATTAATGTGGACCACATCATTCCTGCAGGATCACTAAACTGTGCTCAAGACTTGCCAGGATTTGTAGAAAGATTGTTCTGTGAACAGGACAATTTACAGTGTTTATGCACTACATGCCACGATAACAAAACAAAAACAGATAAAAATGAAAAGACAAATTCTAAAGCTTCATGACAAGAAGTATGCAAACCTACTTGATGACAGAGTCAAAGAATGCATTCTAAAGAATGAAAACTATGAAATTGAGTACAGAGGTAAGACGATGATACTCACTTCAGAAGATCTCAAAACAAAGTGCCTAAGCAGGCAGTATATTGAGAAGCCAAAGTATGGGGAAAAGCCATATCATTTGTTATCTTATTTATGGGAACCTACTAAAACTACAAAAGATGAGAAAGGAACTGACTAACGTATTTGTAAGTGGAAATCCTGCATTTACAGAAGTGTGGTATGAAGGCTACATAGAAGAAGGAGATATCAAGCACCAGTTTTGGTTAATTGATCCTCAGGGTGAAGACCAGTATGGTAATGAGTATGAAATGGAGGTGAGGTGGTTCTTTAAGAACGTCCCTGCTAAGATTAGAGCAGCTCATGACCAAATTTTACAACAGTATAAATACAAGAAGAATGATACAAGGGGAAACGAAAACAGAAGCTCAATATAGAGCAATTTATCTAGACAGCAGTTCTAGTTTAAAGGACTTTTCCATGGATAGGAAAAAGTACCATAAGAAATACATACTTAACCAAGTGGTTGAGGATGAAGAAAGTAAAGCAGCCACTACAGGTAGACTTGTAGAAACTTTACTAATGGAGCCCCATCTATTTGATGAGAAGTTTCACATATCTACATGTATGTCTACACCAACAGCTATGATGTTGGACTTTGTAGAAGCTTTGTATAAATACACAGTGGAGGCTACAGCTGAAGATGGTACAATAACTAGAAGCTTTGAAGACATGTGTAAGGATGCTTATGCAGATGCAGGCTTCAAGATTACATTAGAGGCTGTTCTTAAGAAGTTTATAGGATCTGAAGCTGAGATATATTACAAAGAGATTAGAGAGGTGAGATCTAAGAAGCTTACAGTGGTGACTACCAAAGAGATAGAAAACGCTGAGAAGATTGTTCTAGAATTAAGAACTAATCCTACCACAGCAGAGATTGTAAACTTAGTAGATGATAAGCAGTATTCTGTATACAATCAGTTACAGGTGGAAGGATATGAAGTGTTTGGTCACATGTTCAAGAGTATGATGGATAAGATGATTGTAGATCACAAGTCAAAGACTGTCCAAGTGTATGACCTTAAATGTACATGGTCTGTAGAGAACTTCTATAGTGAGTATTATCTTTACAGAAGAGCTTACATCCAAGGATTCCTCTATCACAAAGCTGCAGAGACTTGGGCTAGTGAAATGGGCTATGGAGATTATACTATTTTATATCCTAGATTCATTGTATGTGACAGCACTAATTATTCTAATCCTTTAGTATATGTAATGACTGTAGATAGTATGGACAATGCTCTTAATGGTTTTGAACATAATGGAAGACCATATCCAGGTGTTGCACAACTTATTGAAGACCTTAAATGGACTTTAGATAATGATGTGTGGAACATTTCAAGAGAGAATTATATTAATAATGGCATTGTAAACCTAAGCTAAATGGAGAGAAAACACACAATCACTAGCATATTCATTGTCCCAACTCTTAGCATTGGCAAAGACAAGTTGGTAGACAATGGATTTGTAAATGGATATATAAAAGATGGTATGAGAGATGTACAGTATGAAAATGCTGTATATCTTCTCTTTAAACCAATTAATCTAGATAAATTTAAAGTTTTTCTAGATAAGGAGTATGAAAGAACAAAGTCCATTATAGATGACTATGACTATGAAGATGGTTATGTAGTGGTTGTTTATGAAATCAATCCTAAACTGAAAGGTGATATAGAATTGATAAAACAGGGCAAATATTCTAAAACTTCTCCTGCTTTTCAAGGAATATTCCCCAAAGTTGTACAGATCAAGAAAGGTAGTATACGTAAAGATGAGATATCTTTGCAATACAGAGTCTTTAATAAGACAGAAGATCTTGTAAAGTTTTGGGAGGATAAACTAGGAATGGAGCTTCCAGAAGACTTAGAAGTTTGGCATGGTTTCTTTGAGGAATTTGAAACGTTAGACCTTAATAAAATTAAAGAGTATGTATAATAGTGATATACTAAACCATCTAATCAGTAAATATGGTATAGATGATGTAATTAAATTCTGTGACATGGAGCGTGAAAAGAATGCTCTCCTAGCACAGTCAGTAGATGAAGACAAGCAGCACCATCCAGAACCTAATGAATGGAGATTCGAAAGAGATTGGTGGGCTGAAAGTGGTAAACAATTAAAACAAAGAATATGACAGGAGCAGAACTATTAGAGACCTATCCTAAGGCAGCATTTGCTATTAAGGAGTTTTACTATGGAAAGATGATTGAGTCTTTAAGTGAAGACTCTGACATTCCACAAGACTTTAAAGAGATGGTTAAATCACAACAGTTTGATAGTGAATATGTTGCAACATTTATAGACAACAATCCTAGATTCTTATTTGATATCTTTGATGAAAATGGTATTTATATTAATGTTACAGCTTTTCCTAATAAGTTATTTATCTATTCGCTAGTGGGTGAGGTAGCAGAAGTTGGATCAACAGAAACATCTAGTACTAGAAAAGAAGCTGAGAAATTAGCCATTGAACAAGCATTTGAAATCTTAAATAACAAGTTATGAGTGATCAAATAGTATTAGAAGTGATTGAGAAGTATGCTCAGCGTAGTGAAATAGGTATTAACAAATATGGAACTACCCTTGAACAAAACAATCATGATAACTATCTAAAACACTTACAAGAAGAATTGATGGATGCCACGCTTTATCTACAGAAATTAATAAGCTTTGACAAGGAAATAACTAAATTAGTTAGAGATCATCCAAATGATACAGAGCTAGGAATGAAAATAAGAAATTTAGTTAGATAGAATTTTCTAATTCTCTTGGTTTATAAGAAGGGTTGCAGTAAATTTGCGACCCTTCATTTTTTAACTAAAAAACACAAATTAACATGGATTTAGGATTAGAAGCCTTGAGCAAGATTACCATTTTTAGCAAGTACGCAAAGTACATCCCTGAGCTAAAAAGAAGAGAGACATGGGAAGAGATAGTAGATAGATATGAGAGCATGATGATCAAGAAGTATCCTAATCTAGAGAAAGAAATTAAAGACAGTGGTACATTTATCAGAAAAAAGAAAGTGTTACCTTCTATGAGAGCTCTACAGTTTGCAGGTGTTGCAGCTGAGGTGAACAACTCAAGAATCTACAACTGTTGTTTCCTACCAATTGATAGTATTTATAGTTTCAGTGAGACTATGTTCCTATTGTTAGGAGGTACAGGTGTAGGTTATTCTGTACAAAAGCACCATGTAGACCAACTACCTACAATTGTTAAAAATGAGAAATTTAAGCACAGAAACTGGCTTATTGAAGATTCTATCATGGGCTGGGCTGATGCAGTGAAGGTATTATTAAAGTTTTATTTTGAAGGTGGTCAAAAGCCTAAGTTTGACTTTAGAGCTATTCGTGAGAAAGGAGCAAGACTTGTAACAGCTGGTGGTAAAGCACCTGGTTCTGAACCATTAAAGATCTGTTTAGCACACATTGATGCTATTATGGAGCGTAAAGAGAATGGATCAAAGCTTACATCATTAGAGTGTCATGACATCTTATGTCATATTGCTAACTCTGTGTTAGCAGGTGGTATCAGAAGGTCAGCAATGATTGCCTTGTTCAGCCATGATGATGAAGAGATGATCACATGTAAGTATGGTAACTGGTGGGAACTAAATGAGCAAAGAGGTAGAGCTAACAACTCAGCTGTTCTAGAGAGAGGAGTAGTAGGTGAAGAGGAATTCCAAGCATTATGGAAAAGAATTGAAGCTTCTGGCTCTGGTGAACCAGGTATCTATTGGACTAATGATAAAGATTGGGGAACTAATCCTTGTTGTGAGATTGCTTTGAGACCATATCAGTTCTGTAACTTATGTGAGGTGAATGTGTCTGACATCACATGTCAAGAGGATCTTAATGATAGAGTGACAGCAGCTGCATTCTTTGGTACATTACAGGCAGGCTTTACTGATTTCCACTATCTACGTGACATATGGAAGATGACCACCTTTAAAGACGCTCTATTAGGCATTGGTATGACTGGTATTGCATCTGGTGAAGTGTTACAATACAATCTAGAAGTGGCAGCTAAAATAGCAATAAAGACTAATCAATTTGTTACAGAGATTATTGGTACAAATGAAGCAGCTCGTGTTACATGTATTAAGCCTTCAGGAACCACATCATTAGTATTAGGTACAGCAAGTGGCATCCATGCTTGGCATGCTTCACACTATCTACGTACAATGAGATTTAACAAGACAGAAGACCTTGCACAATACTTAATGATTAACCATCCTGAACTAGTTGAAGATGATGTGTTACGTCCTAAGGATACAATATGTGTAAGAATTCCTGTTAAAGCACCAGAAGGATCTATTCTACGTACAGAGACAGCACTTGATACATTAGAACGTGTTAAGAGATTCTCTACAGAATGGGTTAATGCAGGTCATATTAATGGGGCTAATACACATAACGTCTCAGCAACAATATCTGTTAGAGAAGGAGAGTGGGAAACTGTAGGAGATTGGATGTGGATTAATCAGGAATTCTATAATGGTCTTTCTGTATTACCAGCATTTGATCATACTTATAAGCAAGCTCCTTTCGAGGACATTACAGAAGAAGAATATAATACACGTATTAATGCATTAAGTTCCCTTGACTTAACTAAGGTGATGGAATTAGATGACACTGTAAACTTTGGTCAGGTGGCAGCTTGTGCAGGTGGTGCTTGTGAAATACAATAATTATGGAAAAGAAAGAATTTATAAAAGACATTGATTATTATCTAGAAGATGGTTTTGTAATCTTTACAGAAAGCTATCTTAGAGAAAAAGGAGAGTGCTGTGGTAACAACTGCAGACACTGTCCATATGAAAAACCTGTTATCAAAGGTACTCAAACGATAGCAGAAGATAATAAATGATAAAATAATTTGCGTATGTATGCGTATGTATGCGTATATTTGCATATCTGTTTTTTGTTAATTGTGTCAGCCCCTGATGTTTCTACATTGGGGGCTTTATTTTTTAACAAAAAAGTATGGAAATATCAAAGAAAAATAGTAAATTTGTATCACAAAATTAACAATTATGGCAAAAGCAGCAAAACAACCAACAGACAGTGGTGTCTCTAAACTCCAAGACGCTTTGGATAAATTAAACAAAGCATATGGCACAGGTACAGTGTTAGCACTAGATTCCAAAACAGATGGTCATTATGATGTAATCAGTACAGGTTCAATTGGATTTGATTGGATCACATTAGGTACTGGTGGATTTGTAAAAGGTAAGTTGTATGAACTAATGGGATGGGAAGGTTCAGGCAAGTCTACCATCTGTGGTCACGCAGTTGCTGAATGTCAGAAGGCAGGAGGTAAGGTGGTTTATATTGATGGCGAACATGCTGTTGATAAAAATCACTTTGAAGCAATTGGTGTTGATACATCAGAGATGTTAATTGCTCAGCCAAGTTGTGGTGAAGAAGGATTTAATGTTGCATTAGAAATGATTAAGACTGGTGAGGTGGATCTATTGATTATTGACTCAGACTCATCATTGATTCCTAAGAAGGTATTAGATGGTGAGGTGGGTGATAGCTCAATTGGTTTGAAAGCTAGATTAAACAGCAGTGTATATTCAAAACTAAAGTCTGCTATGTCTATCAGTAACACATGTGTTATTGTCATCTCTCAATACAGAGAGAAAATTGGTGTTATGTTTGGTAACCCCACCACTACACAAGGTGGTCATGCATTGAAGTTTGCATCTGATGCTCGTATAGAAGTGAGCAAGTCAGCTGCTAAAGATGGTGATGTAACTTATGGTAATATTACTAAAGTGAAGTGTGCTAAGAATAGAATGAGTCCTCCATTTAGAATGACTAGTTTTGAGATTGTCTATGGTGTAGGTATTGATAAAGTGAAAGAAATCATGGACTTATTGAATGAGTATGAACTTGGTAGAAAGTATGGTCAGACAATGACATTCAATGAAATCAAATACAACCTTGACGAATTCAAACGCATGTTGTTAGACAATGAAGAATTCTATACTGAGATTAAACAAAGTATAATTAACAAGATTAAACAAATTGAACCTAAAATTGAATTAGCAAATGTTGAAAATTAAACTACAAAAGACAACAGAGGATGCAAACATGCCATTTAAAGCATCCTCTGATGCTGCTTGCTATGATGTATACGCACATAGCATCACAAGTAAAGAAGATGGTAAAGTGGTTGTAGGACTTGGATTTAAAACTGAAATCCCTAAGGGATATAAAGGCATCCTAGTTCCACGCAGTAACTTAACTAAATACTTCTGGATGATGAACAACTCCTTTGGCATAATTGATGCTGATTATAGAGGAGAGTGGATGGCAATATTTACACAAATTCCTGTTCCTTTAGGATCTCATGAAGGTTCTACATCATTTCCTTATAATGTAGGTGATAGAGTGGGTCAAATATTCTTTGAACCAGTTATACCTATAGCTTTTGAAGTGGTGCCTGAGCTAGAGCAATCTGAAAGAGGTGAAGGAGGATTTGGTTCAACTGGTCTTAAGTAATGGGTACGTGTAAAACCTGTGGTAAGAAATGTGATAAAGAATACTGTTTTCAACATAAGCCTAGAAAACCTTTGACAGCTACAAAAGGATTTAATGCTGTTAAAAGAGAACCACAGATTCAACAAATTGATGAAATGAGAAACCTTTTCTTACAGATTTGGAAGAAAAGGACACATAAGTCAGAAGTTAGTGGTGATTATCTAGGCTCTGAAGCATTACATGTATTCTTTCATCATATTTTAACAAAAGAAAAATACCCTGAAGCTAAATTAGATGAAGAAAATATCATACTTTTGACATTAGATGAGCATAGTAATGTAGAATCTGATATGTATAGATATGAAGAAGTAAACAGAAGACGTGAACAATTAAACCTCAAATATGAAAGAATCAAACAGGGAACGTAAACAGGAGATTAAATATAATGTACAGCTTAATGAAGAACAAAAAGAAGCCAAAAGACTTATTATAGAAAATCAAGTGGTAATTGTCACTGGTAGAGCAGGTTCTGGTAAGTCATTAGTTTGTGCTCAAACAGCTCTTGATTTTTTATTAAAGAAGCAATGTGATAATATATTTATTACTAGAGCTACTATTGAGGTGGGTAATTCATTAGGTTTTCTTCCTGGAGGATTAGATGAGAAGTTTAATCCTTATTTAGAAGCATTTATGGAAAATCTTGCTAAATGTAAAGAAAAGGAAACATTAGAAAAGTTAGTATCTGAACAAAAAATATTAGCCTATCCTATACAATTTATTAGAGGTAAAACTGTAGATGATGTTCTTATTGTAGAAGAAGCACAGAATCTGTCTAAAGCACAAATGTTAGCCATCTTAACTAGACTTGGTAAAACTGGTAAGATTATCATCAATGGTGATATGGAACAACAGGATACTAAAGATAGTATAAATGGACTTGCTTATGCAATTGAATTGTCTAAAAAGATTGAAGAAATCAAATGGATTAAACTTAAAGAAAACCACAGAAGTGATATAGTGGGTAAAATATTAGAATATGAGCATGGTAAATAAGATTATTACTTATGTATTAGGTATAATGTTAGTAATAGTTTTAATGAGTTTATTAATTATAAACATGGATAAAATGGAAGAACCAAAACAATTTATGATAACTGGTGGCACCTTTGATCTAGATGCTTATATAATTATTACAGATGACACAGCTTATGCTGCAAGTTATGCCACTCAAATATTAAATGAGCCCTATACAAATGAAGACTTCAAAGCAAGAGGATTAACTCTTTCTGATGAGCTTGGAACCACATTTGTAATATGGCTTCCTACTAAGAGTGCTGAAGATACATCTATTGTACATCATGAACTGTTACATTTAACATATTCTATGTTACACGCTGTGGGAATAGAACTATCTCCTGAAACAGAAGAAGTTTATACATATCAATTACAACATTTATCAAAACAATTTTACAATCAAATAAAACCAAAACAATGAGTTTATTCTTTTTTACAAGACAAGGAGAAAATGGTAAAGACTACACAGAGTGCTTTAACCTTAACAAAATGATCAGATCTATGCAAATTTCTGAAGAGGAACTATTAATCTTATTTGATGATTATTACGAGCGTTCTGAAGAAGTACCTGATGTTAAAAATGGTAAAGTGGTTGGTTCCAAAAGAGAACGTCACACTTATCAAACAGAGATTAGATTACGTGGTGAAGACATTATAAGATTTAACAATTTAAACAAATAATCATGCCAAAGTTATTAGGAAACAGAATCTACTTAGAAATGCCTAAGGAAGATGAAGAAAGTAAGTTAATTGTAGATGACAACACTAAAGAAGCATTACAAAGAGAATTGCTTAATAAGATGTCTAAGTTAAAAGTGTTACAAGTGGGCACCATTGTTACAGAAATCAAGGTGGGAGATTGGGTGTTGGTAGATCCAGCAGCTTTAAACAAAGCTACATTGGTTCCAATCAATGATGATGATGAACGTGCAATCTTAGTATCACCATTTGATGTAATTCAAATCTGGTAATATGAATCCACTTCCATTTATATCATGTAAGTGCATAACTTATGGAAGAGTTAGTACGCTTGAGGAGAGTGTTGAATCTTTCCTCAAGCAGGACTATCCTAAGGATAGATGTGAACTCATCATAGTAAATGACTATCCCTTACAAACTCTTATATTTGAGCATCCTCAAATCAAGATAGTTAATTTACCTAAAACGTTTGATACAATAGGAGAGAAGGAAAACTATGCTACAGAACTATGTCAAGGAGACATTATATGTCAATGGGACGATGATGACGTAGCTCTACCAAACCACTTACAGAATGTAGCTAAGTATATGACAGAAGAAGTTAATATTCTTCATTGGGAGACAGGAGTGTTATGTCACATTACAGGTATTGAAAATGTTGGTTGGATAGGTAACTCTGGTATTGTGTTTAGAAAAGCAGCTTGGAAAGCAATAGGGGGACATCCTCTTGAAAATGCTGGATATGATATGACGTTTATAGAAACATTACATAAGTATGGAGGTAGACTGTTTGCCAAACCACCCAAAGAAGAAGCTAGCTGGTTCTATATGTGGGGAGGAAGAGGATATCATATGAGTGGACAAGGTCATGATAAACCTGGAAAACTCAATGCTATTCAAAGACACAGTAATCACATTGAAATGGAAAGAACTATGGGAAGAATTCCTACAGGAAATGTTCATCTCAATCCTTATTGGGAAAAAGATTATAAAGAAATGTTACAAAAGAAAATAGATGAAGATAAATAAACTAATTATTGACTCTACAAGTTCTAACACAGAATTGTGTAAACTTGCTGTCAAGTATCCTACAGACAAGTGTCCCTATCATAATAACTCCACTTTACATAGACATGCTTATACGTCTGTGTATAATTTAATATTCTCACACATACGTTATAACAAACTTATAATTGGTGAGGTGGGTATATTAGATAACAACTCAATGTTATGTTGGAGAGAATATTTTCCTAATGCTTTATTGTTTGGCTATGAATATCACCAAAACAAATTAGACAAAGCAATAAATGACAAGGTTGATAGAGCATCCTATATTCATGTAGACATCACTAGTGAAGAGTCTTTAAAAGCTGTGTTTTCTGAAACCAACTTCTTTGACATCATCATTGAGGATTCAACGCATGTGTTTGAAGATCAAATCAGATTTTTAAACATAGCCTATAAGTGTGTTAAACCAGGAGGAACAATTGTTATTGAAGACATCTTCATTAAAGAAGATGAAAACAGATATATGGAAGCTATAGATCACATCAAAGAATACTTTTCATCAGCTACATTTGTTTTAGCTAATCATGATTTAAAGTTTTCTCCAGGTTGGGACAATGATAAACTATTAATATTACATAGAAACGACAAACCATGTTCTTAAACATCATCACTCCTTGTAGTAGACCTCATCTTTTACATAGAATTGCAGAGAGCATTAACATACCTAAAGAAAATTACAGATGGATTGTTGTGTTTGATTCAGACACTGTTCCTGATAGCATTCCTGAATGCGAAGCCTATTGTATAAAAGATGCAGGTAGTGTATGTGGAAATGCTCAAAGAAATTTAGCAATTGATTTAGTAACAGAAGGTTACATCTATTTTAATGACGATGACACTATCATACATCCAGAACTGTGGAACAACATTAAAGATTTAACTAATGACTTTATTCATTTTGATCAAGAAGAAAAAGATGGAAGCATTAGATTAAGACAAAGTAAAGTTAGACTAAGCTACATAGATAGTCACAACTTCATTGTACATACAACAATAGTAGGTGATGAAAGATTTGTTATACATAGAAGGGATGCAGATGGTGTATTTGCTGAAAACTGTTACAACAAATCTAAAACTTCAAACTATATTCCTAAAGTGTTAAGCACTTACAACGCACTTAGATAATAATAAAAAAAGCCCCTTAATTGGGGCTTTTCTTTTATTTTGATAATCTCTTTTGTTTCATAGGCCAATTCTTACTTCTCAATCTAAGCTTTGTATCAGCTTCCTTCATATAATTACCATCAACTGGTTTAGGAGGAGCCACCTTAGGTGCAGGTCTTGGTGTACCTGATCCTTTAGCTTTACCTGCAGTCATTGGCTTTACTGACTTTGCTTGTTTAACACTCACCTTAGCTGATTTCATTAGCAACCATTTTTACACTTACCAACAGATTTACCCATCTTAGCTTTACCAGTGTAGTTTTTACCAATTTGTCTGTCATAACTACCAAGTTGCATAGATACAGTGCCACCAGCTTTCATCATCTTCTTAGGTACTTTACCTTCTTTCTTCATAGCAATTGCAATAGCAGCTTGCTTAGCAACTTTCTTACCAGACTTAGCCATACCCTTAGCACCTGCAATTCTATCTGCTTGTGTAGGATTAGGGTTTTTGTCAATACCAGCTTTCACTGATAACATACCAAATTCTCCACCAGATTTAGCTTTAGTTTTCATTTTAGGTAATGAATCAAAACTTTTCTTGTCAAAGTTCATGCCTGTTTTACGAACAGTTGAATCTGCTTTTTTAGCAGCTGATTTTATTTTTGATACCATATCACCAGATTGAGCCTTTTTCATCTTTGCCATTTTTTATAATTTTAAATTGTTAGCATTTCCATTTACGAAGTGACTTATTAATTCTACTGTTAGGATCATTAGCAGTCTTTGAACTTGTTAGTTTCTTTTTCATACCACTCATCCTAGCACAGAATGATTTCTTTCTAGAACCTCCCTCAGGTTGTGGAGCTTTAAGACCAGGCTTACCTGGATTAGCTCTGTTGTAGGAAGCCCTACCTTTTGCATTTAGGCCACCAGAAGGATTCTTACCTTCCTTACGTTGCCAAGCTTCAGTCTTTGCCATTACTTTATAAGTTTAATACCTTTAAGTTTTCTAATAATCTTATTGGCCTCATCCTCAGCCATTGTGACTATCTCTTCTGATTTCTTCTCAGCATCCCATTTGTATAGAAGAAGAGCCATGTGCATAGTTTCATGCATTATTGCTGTCTTCTGTTCATCAGCACTGTATTTTTTAAACGTTCCCATGTTTAAGAATAAAAAGGGCTTATAAGGATCTTTAGCTATAAGCTTTTTATCTGCTGGGTCATAATTAGTAAGCCCATAGATGTACACTCCGTTACCTTTTGTCTTATCAACCTCTTCTGCTTGGGCATCTTTTAGATTTAGCCCATGCATTTCTTTAACCTTATAGTATTTGAATATGTCAGTAGCATTCTTACCAATTAGTAAGATGTACTTATCCATATCAAATTCTTTAATGTCCATCACTTCTTTTTTAATGGCTTTTTACCATAGTTAGGGTTCTCTCTATGCCATTTCTTAACAGAAGCAACACCTTGTTTAACAGTTTTAGCTTTAGACTTTTCAGTGAGGTTAATCTTGTCCCATTTACCTGCAGAAGGACCAGCTGTATGATCTACAACTATGTCTCCTTTATCACCTATACCCTTATCAACTTTCTTCTTAAATACTTTATGTGTTTGACCACCAGCTTTAACAATAGCTTTTGTCTTACCACCATTCTTTAATGATGTGCCATCTTTTTTAATTAGATGACCATTAGGAACAGGAGTGATAGAACCTTTGATAGGACTAAGAGTGTCCCCATTTCTGAGAACTCCTTTACCTACATAAGCAGAAGCTTTCTGTGGATTATAGGGACCAGGTTTCTTAATACTAGCCATTTATAAAATTTGAAAAGTTTGTTGTAAGAGATGTCCAAGTTGAACCAGTTCTCACTTCCAATGAATTAAAATTAATAAATGCAGAATAACCATCATCAGCATTAATAAATGTACCACTAAATAAATATAAATTGTTTACAGATCCTAATGCAGGAATGATTGTATTATGTAAGATGTTATAACTTGCAACTCTTATAAGTTCTGTAGCTTGAATCATATTCTCTGAATATGTGTGAGCATTATAATAAGCATAAGAGCCATAAACAATTAATGCAAGTTGATATCTTTGATAATTGTTTACAAAAGGAGCATTTGTAGCCACTGGTGCAACACCATTTAATGTAATTGCATCAGCAATAGCTGTAGCAACAGCTCCACATGTATTATCATTTGTAGCAGAACTCTTACCTCTTCTTAACATTCTACCTACATTATCATTAGCTACAACAAGATCAGCTTGTTGTGTAATTCCTATATGAGGCATGTTAATTAACAATAATGGTCCATTTGCATTATTATTTGATGTAGTGTGACTTTGCCAAGCTTGTGCTCCTAATATACCTGTATGAGGATATCCAGCAAGACCACCACCCATGAATGGTCCAAGATAGTTATTTAATGCTGGAGGATTTTGACCTATGTTAAATATATTAGCAAACTCAGAAGCATTAACATCATCTGAACAAACTGTAGAATTCAAAACAGTATTGTATGCATCAGCACCTAAAGTATCAAGAAATCTTACTAAACTATAAGCAATATTATTAGCTAATAATGCATTTGGATATTTGGCATTAATCACTCCACTATAACTTTTAGTAGTTTTATTAAAATACTCTATAGGTTGCATCTCTTTCCAGATACCAACAGTGGGAGCACCTCTAAATAAACCAAGGCTTCCTGGAACTATATCTCCATTTCTGTTAAACCTTGCATAAGGCTTTAAAGGGATATTTGGGTTTGTTGTTGCCATATTATTTACTTTTACGAGCTTTGCCCATTGCTTTAAATGTCTTAGCTAAAGCTTTACGCTTAGGAGTACATGTAGCTTTGGTCATTGGTGTACAATATCCTTTATGTTTAGGGTTAACAGCTTTTTGAATCCATTTACCATCTTTAGCTTTAGGAGCTTTCTTCTTAGCCATAGCAGCTTTACCAAATACACCAGACTTGTCTAATTCAGCAGCTTGTTTTCTAACAATCTCATCTATTTCAGACTTCTTGTACATTTTACCAGTCATTTCACCTGGTACCATTTTAGGAGCAGCTTTCTTAGGTTTTTGAATTGTTGCCATGTTATTTCTTTTTAGATTTTAACTTAGGAGCCATTTCACCACTACGCTTCTCTATTAATTCAGATTCACGCTTTAATGCTGCTTTTCTAAAACTTGCTGGATTAACTTCTTTTGTAGCTGCTTGCTTCTTATCAAGACCAAATTGCTTTTCAGAACGTCCATTCTTTGCCATCTTAGTAGCACCAAGTTCTTTATCCATAGTTAACTTAGCTTTGCCTTTAGCACCTGCTAAGGTAGCTTCTTGAACTTTAGTCCAAGCACCTTGAGGGTCAACAGGACCTACACGCTTATCAGAAGCTTTCATTCCTGAAAGACTACCCATTCTATCTTTTTTTACAGTTGCCATTATTTTTTAGTTTTAGCTTTTATTTTCTTCTCTTGTTTTAACATAGCAGCTGTAGGCTTCTTTCCAGATCCTTTAGCAGCTCTAATATTGTCCCAAAGACCACGCTGTGAAACAGAGCCATCTTTACGTTTAATCATTTCTTTTGCCATTATAAACTAGCTTTATTTTCAGGAACCTCTACTACTATACCAACTTCAACTGCAGCAGCCAATGCCTCTTCAAGAACATCTCCTGCTTGTTTAGCTAATAGAATAGTTTGTGCTTCCTTTGTATTAATAACTGCACGTAGTGCGTTCAATAACATTCCAAATTGTCCACCATCTAATACAAACTGGGTATCTTTTTCCCATGTGTACTTTTTAGTTGGATCAAACTTAGGAGTTTGAGGTTCTTGTTGAACTTCTTCAAAATTGATAATCTCTGACATATAATTGTTTTTTTGGTTTAGTCACAAAGATATGCATTTATTGCGTATCTTCCAAATTTATTTCAAACGTTATAGTTGCTGAACTTTTGATACTTTTAGATAGGTTTAGTCTAATCTTAAACATATTATGTAACTTCAATATCTCCTGCAATAGCATGTCATTGTACATAGGCAATGAAGGTGCTAGTCTAAAGTGATACGAATGTGGATTCTTAGTTATTTCAAGTGTAGACAGTTCGTCTACAGATGATATAACTCCCTCAAGGTGTGCAAAATAAGCTATTTCATTATCTTGCATCACCTCAGGAAAGAATTTCTTATTTATTTGCATTAAGACAAACTTAAACGATACAATGTTTGAGCAGCTTCTCCAGACAAGCTTTGAGCTACATTTTCAATATCAGGCATGTTGTTTTCTTCTCCAAACTCTTCAAGATCTTTTGCAAAAGAAACTAGGTCTTTTACCACTTTATTAGACATACCTGAAGCATAATCTTTCAAAGCATCAATTTTAAATGCTTTAACTCTTTTGCCTGCATAGCCCATAATTTTTTCTACAATCTCATCTTGTAAATCTCCCACCTTATCATACAGTTTACCTAAAGCTTCATGCTCAGCAAATGATGTAGTTTGCCAATGTAATAGATGTAATTGCTCATAAAAGAAAGAAAGCTTCCCAGCTATTGTTTCCAAATTTAATTCTCCTGATTTCATCATCTCATCAGGAAATAGTGATTTAAGTGCCATTATATATTGGTTTTATTATCCACCACTAGTTGTTGTTGTTGTAGTAGTAACAGGTCTAGTTGTTGTTGTAGTTGTTGTACTAGTAGATGATGTAGTGGTTGTTGTACTAGTAGATGATGTAGTGGTAGTAGTTGTATTACTAAAGCTCACTGCAGGATCTGAAGCAGAACATGAACAACCAGCTCCTGCTGTAATAACTGTTGTAGTTCCAACAGCATTTGTAGCAGACACAGAACCAGTTACAGCACAAATAGTAGCCACTAATAAGTTAGTACCAACTAAATTTACAGTTTGTGTACTGTTGTCAACACCAGATCTGTAAGTGATAACACTTGATACAGCACCTGAAGCAGTTGCTACAACTCGATAAGATGTACCACCGCTATTACATTCATAGCCCTGTACTTGCTGAAAGTTACCCACTTTTGGTTTGTTTCTACGTAGTATTAAACTACCTGGAACTACTCTGCCACTACCATCGTAGCGAACATAAGCTTTTAAATTTTTATTGCTTCCCATAATTTTGTTTAATTAGGTTAATAGTTAAGGTTATATTTATTTTTTATTTCTGTTAGTTGTCTAGTGTAGTAATAAGTGGCATATTTTTTAGAAGTCTCATCACTAAGCACTTTTAGTACGTGTGTATCTAGAAAAGGATCTTTACCAGTGTGATATGCTCCTTTATAGAAAGCAGGATATCCCATACTGCTTTGTCCTGTAATACCTGCGTTATGTAATATAGTTGTTCTATCAAGCTTCTCTATAGGATCTGAAGACCAACAGAATTCCATTTCAGGAATGTTCTTTGCTTCTTGTTCTCTAAGCCAAATGTTCCATAACACAGCCCACATATCTGCACACCAGCTTTGGAACCCTGCGTTCTCATCTTTAAAGAACTCTTTGTTTATGTTCTGAAGATATGTACGAATAAGTACACAATCATTCATCACCTTCTTCCAGAAGTTAGCGTCTATGTTCTTAAGGAAATATTGAGCTCCTCCTGAGTGATCATTGTTAGCTTCAGCTATCTCTCTTGTTATACCCACTAAGCTTGTAAGCTCAGCTAAGACATCTCTAGTTTGGTATTCTTCCACCTTATCTAATAAGACATCTCTTAATTTACTATCAAAATATGAAGCATTGATATAGCTGTTTGTATCAGACAAGTAGTTTACATCATCATCTTTAAACTTGTCAACATCAAATTTATCTGTAAAGATTACGTCACAGTCACAGTAAAACACTGCTTTGGTGACCATATCAGGATTGTCCTGGAAATATCTCATTAAGCAATAAGGACGTAGAATAGGAATATAAACTCCTAAATACTGACTTACATCTCCTGAATCCTTGTAGAAAGCAAACTTTGCTTCAGGATACAGTTCCATGATCTTTTCCCACTTGCCATTGTATTCTCTAAAACTAGGTGTATACACTAAAACAATTGCTTTGTCTGAGTGTCCAAGCTTCTTCAAGCTTTCCAACCATAGATGTACCTGCCATGTGTAGTATACATCATCTGGCTGGGCACAGATAAATTTAAGATCCTTCATATATGTAGTTTGTTGGTTTTCTCTTTATTAAGGAGTAGCTGTAGTTGTTGTAGTGGTGGTAGCAGGAATATTCCTACCCATCACTCCTGTTAAAGCTTCTAATTGCTTAGATATCTGCCAAAGTAGTTTAGCCTTTTGGCTCCAGCCTATTTGTTGAGAAGGTATTGCCATGATTATCCTATGTTAAATATATTAAAATTAACAGATGGTGATAAAGGTCTAGTTGGGTTACTACCAGCAGCAGTTGCTAAAAGCTTCATACCTGTAGCTGGTGACCACCAATAGAATTTAATATATTGTCCAGCAGTTAATGCAATTGTATCTGATAAATGTGCTAAAGTTTGATCATTTTGTGCTCCAGTTGTAGTGAATGTAAATGCAGAATTAGGTACAATTGCATCATTTATTGTATACCAAACAGTTACATTATAGCTTGATGCTCCACCAGTAAATGTAAGTTGGAGAGCAAGGTCTATATAATATACACCTGAATTAATAACATTCACTCTATTACTAGTCAATGTAAACCCATTAGCAGCTTGTGTTGACGCTATTAATACTTGGTTAGCTGTAGTTGCACCACCATTGTTTTGAGTGGTAACATCAAAAAAAGTGCCTGAATAAAGAGATAGTGGAGCTGGTATATTACTTGTTACACCAGTCAATGCTTCCATCTGTTTAGATATCTGCCATAAAAGGTTTTCTTCTGTTCCCCATCCTATCTGTCTGCTTGGTATAGCCATAGTATTGAAAATTAATTCCCAAAGGTATGTTACTTTTTACTATTAACAATGAGAGTCAATAATTTACAATAACAATTTTAGTTATAAGTGTTTTAACTTTTTTAGTTATTATCTGCCCTGTCTGTTGTAAGGTTTAGTTGCCTTGTCTTTAGGACCTTTAGTTTTACTAGCCTTTCCACCCTTGCGTTTTCCAAATGTTAGTTTTGTAGAGGCTGTTCCTCCTTTTGCTTTTGCCATGTTAGTTTATTTTTTAAAATATAAATCTGCTTCTGCTTTTCTTCTTCTAGCAAGTCCTTTAATATGAGCTCCATTAGCCATGTCCCATTTCATAAACTCATCTCTAATTGTAGGATCTAAAGGATTGATATTCACCTTCTTACGTAATGTAGAACCTTTTAAAGCTCCAAGTCCTAAGTTATAAGCAAAGCTTACTAATGCCCCAAACTGATTAACAGTTAGGTCATCTCTAATAAGCATATCTACACCATCAGTTTTTAGATTCACTTCATGTTTCAGAAATTCAAATCCTTGTATTGTAGTAATCATTGGATCACCCACCTTAACAGCTTTACCCCCCATATAATTGGGAGGATATTTAATAGTTCCATAACCAATAGTATCTACGTGTGCAGGATCTAGTTCACCATGATAAGCATTTGAAGAGAATCCCTCAAAGCTTTTAATTAAGTTGATACAATCATCATTAATCTTTATCATTTAAGTCTAATTTTCCAATATGAATAAAATCCATAGATTGGTTGACCATCAAAACCAACAGAAGCAACAAAGATTCTGTCTTGCCTATCCTTATACAACACCCCTAAGTTTGCAGACTTTATAATTGTAAGAGGATTTCCATAAAGTCCACCTCCTATGTAGAACTGTCTAACAGCAGGAGGAGTTTTAGTTATAGTGATTGTCTTAGTAGGTATATTTAGATTGTAACTTATTAAACGTCCTGATAACTTGTTAGCAACCACTGTATCTGCAATAGTGGCAGTTCCAAAGCTATCTAATTCATAGTTTGTTTTGTATATATTCTTAGTAAAATGAGAGTCTCCCAAGGCAATGTATTGCTTAAGAAGACCTTCATAGTTGGTGTCAGGCTTAAATATTAAACTATCTTTCCAGATGGTATCTCTTTTAGCTTTGATAAAGACAGGTTTTCCTTTGATTGTGTCATGTATCTCTATAACACTTATAAGGGTGTCAATTGTTACCTTTGGAGCTTCTTTAGGAATGTAAGTACAGCCAGTTCTTTGTAAGAATACAACAGCTATCAAAGCAATAATCACTATATATAAATGTTTACTTTGCATTCTTAGTCTTTTTTACTGGTTTATCTTCTTCAAAGAAGTTAGATACCACCTTAGCTACAAAGCCTAAAACAAAAATAATGGTTCCTACTAGAGGGTGACCATTAAGTACAACTACACTACCACTAAATGTAGTTGCTGCTACAATAGCATCAGCAATTTTCCTAATCTTCTTAGGGGTAGGTTTCCAATAGCCTGTCCATTTAAATTTCATATAGTTTTCTTTTTAGTTTTTATAGCAATTAATTCTTCACGAGTAGGGATAACAGCTATTAGATTATAAGGAGGTTCTGGTAATCTTCTATCAGTAGGAAAGTTTGTATTCCCACTCTTATTACCAAACACAGCTCTTTCTAAGTTGTCTATACGAGTTTTGTCTATGGCTGACTGAGCCATTAGGGCTTTGACATCAGCTTTGATTTCGTTGACATCATTCCATATCATCATGGCTAAGATAGAAACTAAAGTTGGGAATACCCAAGCTTTGATTGTTTGAATGTTAGTATTTTCTCTCATTGGTATAAATAAAAATACACCCAGGACATGAGTGCATAATATGGTCAGAAAGACCTATTTAGGTTAAATTCTAGTTCATTGCAAAACTAAGTGAAAAAGTTGAAACTACCAAATCTTTTTTTAGTAGGGCTGGTAGGACTTTTCCTCTACAAAGTCAGAGCCATACTTAATATTAATTTCTTTTTTAATATGTGCTCTTTTATCATTTAATTTGTAGACAGATCTAGCCAAGTCAACAAACTCTTCACCAAAGCTACCAGCTCTTTCAAAGTCTCTTAGAAGATCTTCCACCTTCCAAAGAGCTTGATTCACCTCAATTAGTTGATCTGTTAAAACATCATGTAAGATTTCAAAATCTATAACAGTGTTTAGATAATTTCTTTCTTTGAAAACATTAACTAGTTTGTCTTTGTCTGTAATGTTCAGACCTTTAATGGAAAGTATAGTCCATTTGTCTACAACTTCCCCCACAGAAACTTCAATTTTCATGGTAAAATGTTTTGTTATTTTCAACAAAAATACTAACTTTGTTTGAAATAACCAACAAATGAAACCAGTTTGTTTAAATCTGGAAGAATGTAATGGATTGGGTGACCTAATCTGTGCCACCCCCACTATCAAAAAACTTCATGACTCCTACCAAAGAAAGATTGTTGTTCTCTCTAAAATGCCTGAGCTCTTCAAGATGAATCCTTATGTAGAAGCTAGCTATAAAGCTGCTTCTGTAGACATGACGTACATACAAAGTAATTACATTGTACATAATTCATTCTATCTAGTGGGTAAGAAAGACGAGCGTGGTGTAGAGATGAAGCATAACATGATGGATATCAGGCAGTTCCATGCTATACACCTAGGCTTTATGCTTAGGCAAGATGAAATGGAATGTTTCTATCAACCTATAGAAGAACCTAATGTTCTTGTAGAGGGTAAATATGCTGTGATACATCCTGTTAACAGCTGGCCTAATAGAACGTGGTCACAGGATAATTGGTTAAAACTAGTTGATGAATTAAATAAATTGGGATATAAAGTTGTAGCAGTTGGTAAGGACTCTTCTGAGACAGGGTTCTTTAATGTAGATAAACCTGTACATGAGATGAATGATAACGTTATCAACCTAATGAATAAGACATCCATCTCTCAAACTTGGCATTTGATTAACAATGCTAACTTGGTCATCACTATGGACTCAGGTATTCTACATCTAGCAGGTACAACTAGCACTGATATTATTGAATTAGGATCTCCTATCAATCCAGAGTTTCGCACACCACATAGACAAGAAGGAAAACATATATACGTAAGAGGAGGATGTGGATTACACTGCAGCTCTAATATGAAATATGCTCTTGAGTATTGGCCTACAATAGATTATGTACAGCCACTAATTGGATGCTTAGAAAAGAAAGAAACTTTTGAATGCCATCCATCTGTAGCACAAGTGATACATGCAATTAACAATAACATATGAAAAAACTATTAATCATCACTCCTCATCTATCAACAGGAGGGGCACCACAGGTAACAGTAAATAAGATAGAGCTTTTACAGAATGATTTTGATATCAAGGTGGTTGAGTGGGACTTGATTGCCTGGGCTTTTGTTGTACAAAGAAACAGAATCATAAGACTTGTAGGAGAACAAAACTTCTATTCTCTAGGAGATAACAAGCTTGAGCAACTATCAAGGATTGTTGATGAGTTCCAACCAGATACAATATCCATGGAGGAATTTCCTGAGATGTTTATGAACACTGAATGTGCTGACTATCTATATAGCTCAGATAGAAGCTGGAGAATTGTAGAAACTACACATGATAGCTCATTTAACCCTAGAAGTAAGACAATGTTTCCTGATATGTTTGTGTTTGTTAGTGCATATAATGCATTCAAATACATACACTTAGATGTTCCTATGAGGATTATTGAATATCCTGTAGACAAAAAGCAACGTAGCAAAATAGATATGCAGAAGAAGTTAGGACTAGATCCTAGTTACAAGCATCTCATCACTGTAGGACTATTTACACCTAGAAAGAACCAAGCTTATGCATTTGAATTAGCTGAGCGTTTGAAGAACTATAAGATTAAGTTCCATTTCTTAGGTAACCAAGCAGGTAACTTTGAATTCTATTGGCAGCCATTGATGCAGAACAAACCAGAGAACTGTGTTGTCTGGGGAGAGCGTGATGATGTAACTAATTTCTTAGAAGCATCTGATGTGTTCTTCTTCCCTTCCAAGGGTGATCGTGGTAACAAGGAGTTAAATCCCATTGCTATTAAGGAAGCATTACAATACGATGACCTAATCAAACTAATGTACAACCTAGATGTGTATTGTAATAAGTATGATGATGAACCTAACATGGTTTATTTAACTGGAGATCTTAGTAGTGATGCTACCAATCTAGTAGAAAAATTAAACCTTGATAAGATAGAAGAAGAGTGTATCATCTTGGGCACCTATCCTAATATTAAGGACAGAGTGCAGTGGACAAAGGATACTATCAATAGTCTTAAACCATTAGGTAGAAAGATTATACTAGTGAGTCACTATCCTGTAGATGCTGATATACAAAGAATGGTGGATTATTATATCTATGATGCACACAACCCTCTTACACATCACAGCTACTACACCAGGTTCTATAATGATCAACCAGACTACTTTGCTGAGATAAATATCAATGGATTGAAGAATAGTAACCAGTCTCTCACTGTCTTGACTAACATGTTCAATGGTGCCAAAGCTGCCAAAGAACTAGGATTCAATAGATTCTTCTACACTACATATGATGTTGTGTTAGACAAAGATGATGTACATGCAGTGAATGCTGCATTTAAGACAGATAAAAAACTTTGTGCAGCTACACTTCCTACACCACAGGGATTAGGAATTCAGACTAATGGTATCTTGTTTAATACAGACTTCTTCTTAAAAGAGTTTGATGATGTACGTACACCAGAAGAATGGAATGCTGTATGCACACGCAGAAGATGTGAGAACTATCTAGAAGAATATCTATCTAAAGTGATATTTAGTTTCAATCCTAATGACGTACAACTAGTTACTAATGACAAGTCTACTCTATTGATTAACAGTGGATTAGGTGTTGCCTCTAATAGTGAGTATTATTCCATCCTTCCTGTTGTTGGAAAACCAAACAATTACATGTTCTATTTCTTTACATACAACAGAGACTATAGAAACATCTATGTATCTATTGCAGACTACATGTGGAAAAGAATCATACCAGCCCAGAAGCATGAACTTGCTTATCAGTTTGAATTCAAGGGAGAACCTATAGATATAAGAATGGATTTCTATGATGGAGATACTAACTATAAGGTGGAAGAGTTTAAACTAACTAAGGACAACTTACACTTGTATGAAAATACAGGTAAGTTTCAATGGAAGAATATCAAACCTAAAATTAAATTAGTTCACATACAAACAACATTAAACGATGAAAGAGAACAAGCAAGTAGAGCATCCCTTGAGCAAGTCAAAGACCATGGATGGGAATATATCTTACAACTTAATGAGCCCTATAAATCATTACCACCATCATATAACTGCATCAGACCAGATTGTGTTTCAATGGAACTCTTCGATGAACCCACAGTGCAAAGGTTGGGCACTGCACTTACCCCAGCACATTATGGATGCTATGAAGCATTCAAGAATGCCATCCTAACAGAATTCCATGATTGTGACTTCTTAATGGTATGTGAAGGAGATTGTATTATTGAGACAGATATACACAATTTCATACGAAAAGTTGAGGAATGTGCACACTTATTGGGACCAAACAACATACACATTATGTCCTTTGGAGATAAAGATACATTAGAACATGGCTGGCCTCAATCTCCTATAATAGAAGAGGTCAATGATGTAATGTATATTACCAATCACATTATTGGTTTACAATGTATTATGTTCCCAGCTAAGATTGCAAAGGAATTAAAAGACACTGTAAGAATGCATCATTGGGATGCTGCAGATATGTATTTTAATCTCATCTTTGCAGGACACAAGATGGGCATTCTACATAACAGAATTACCACCCAAGCAGATGGATTCTCATTAATTGATAACTCACATAAAACATTTAGAAAATAATGGCACACGAAAATCAACAGAAGTTCTGTCTTAAAGTGAAAGAACTATTCCCTGAGTATTTCAAGGGAGTGAATGTATGTGATATAGGATCTTTAGATATCAATGGAAGTAATCACTTCCTATTTGAAGACTATTCATACATAGGAATAGATATTGGTAAAGGTAAAAATGTAAATGTAGTTAGCAAGGGACATTTATACAAGCCTATTGATAATTCTAATTATGATATTGTAATATCTACAGAATGCTTTGAGCACGATATGTACTGGAAAGATACTATTACTAATGTTTCTGAGAATCTGTTAAGATCAGAGGGATTATTCTTATTTAGTTGTGCTACAACAGGAAGACATGAACATGGTACCAGAAGAACTACACCAGATAACTCTCCTTTCACAGCTGTAGTTACTGATGAGTGGGCTGACTATTATATGAATCTAACAGAAGAGATTATATGCAATGAATTAGATCTAACTAAATGGTATAAAATTTATAAGTTTTATACTAATGAAGAAACACATGATTTATATTTTTGGGGAATTAAAAAATAATATATGATAGTAGATGTAATAATACTTACAGATAGTACAGATGTAACTATGACACAGCGTACTATAGACACATTACATAATAGTGAGTCAACGTATAGGTTTCGTGTACAACTTGTAGATTCAGGAAGTAATAATCCAATTAGATATAGAGACTATCATAATTATATACGTCCTGAGAGTTCATTCAATTATAACAAGTTCTTGAATATAGCCATTGGTTATTGTACTAGTGATTGGGTAGTTATATCTAATGATGATGTAAGTTATGAAAAGGGTTGGTTCACTGAGATGATAAATGTGCACCAACAAAGACCAGACATAGAAGCATTCTCTCCTAGAGATCCATTACTATACATGCGTTACTTCCCTAATCATTTTATAGGAAGTGATGATAGCTATTTTGAATCTTACGCTGTTACAGAAGCATTACAAGGCTGGTGCACTGTGATTAAGAAAACTGCTCTAGATAAAATCCTACCATTTGATGAACTGTTTGACATGTACTACCAGGATAATGACTATGCTGAGAGACTTAAAGAAGCAGGGATTAAACATGCTCTTGTTAGAGATGCTATTGTTTGCCATATGGAAACATTAAATGTACAACAGATAGGAGAAGCTAAAGCTAAGAAGCTTAAGATTGATGAAATTAAATTCAGAACCAAATGGAACCAGTAGCTATAATAAGTGTCTATCCTTCTAATGATAGAATCATAAACATCCTTAACAGATGTATACATACCTATAAGTCAATAGGTTGGGATGTTATAGTTACTAGTCATCTACCACTAGATGAACAGACTACTAAGAATGCTACATACACTATATATGATAGTGACAATACCTTCTTAAGACATGACCTTTGTCCTGTGTTCTGGAATGAATGTGCTGGTACAAAGATAACCATTCCCACCTGTGGACACGTTCTTCCTATATGTAGGAACATAAAGCTTGGTACAACCATGGCTAAAGCTCTTGGCTATACACACTTTGTATTTACAGAAGCTGATGTACTATTAGGAGGAGCTGATTTACAACTGTTAGAGTCTTATATAAAAACTCTTGACATTGAGGATAAGAAGATGTTGTTCTTCAGACCTGAAGAGTATAGAGGAATCAATGGGTCCTATGTATATGAGTCACTAATGTTTGGTGGAAATGTAAACTATTTTGTAGACAATTTCACTCCCCCCCTATCATCAGAAGACTGGATAAATTTTAACTTTGGTCATACGTTAGAACTATCTTTCTATGAGAAGCTTTCACACGATGAAGATAAGTTTTTAATAATCAATGACCACAGCTCTAACATATTCAAAGCTAGTGAGGTTAATGTATTAAGGTTTGGATTCTTTAACTGTGAGATAGTGCATAACACTCCTGATCCACAGAAGGTTGCGTTGTATATAATGAACTATTTAATAGGAGAAGAACAGATTAAATATGTAACTATTTATAAAAATAATACTATCTTTACAAACATAATTCTTCATAAGCATGGATATTGGTTTGCTGATTTTGATATTGATGATAGTGAAATAGTAGTAGAAGTTTATACAGATGCTAATAAAACTATGTTAGAAACATCTAAGAAGTATGTTTTAAATAAACAATTAAAAGATACAGCTCATGAAAGAGGTGTGTTTGAATATATAAACTAACAATATGAATATTATTCAAGTGGCTACAGGATTAATAACCATCCCACCAAATGGCTGGGGTGCTGTAGAACGTATCATATGGGAATACAAACAAGAGCTAGAAGCTTTAGGTGACACTGTACATATTAAATATACAAATGAGTTAGAGAAAATACCTAACACTATTACACATGCTCACATGGCTAACCAAGCATTACATTGTAAAAGCTTAGGCATACCATACATCTATTCTCTACATGACCATCATGTTGAATGGTATGGTAAAGATAGCTGGGTGTACAAACAAAACCTAGAAGCTATCAAAGGAAGTGTTATATCTATCACTCACACAGAGCATTATCTAGATTACTTTGACACTACAGATAAGTTGTTCTATCTAAGACATGGTGCTAATATAGAATTCTTTACACCAGACTATTCTCCTAAAACACATAGCCTATTGATGTTAGCAAACAATGGCTTAGCTGGTAACGCAGGGTATGATAGAAAAGGATTTAGATATGGTATAGAAGCAGCTGAAAGAATGGACCTACCTATTACTATAGCTGGTCATACAGATAATCAAAACTTCTTTGATATACATACAGAACTAACCGCCTATAAAAAGTTAACTTTAAAGTTAACAAATCCTACAGACGAAGAGATTAAAGAGCTCTACCAAAACCACACTATATTCTTACATCCATCCATGCTAGAAGGAGGACATCCAAATCTAACATTGTGTGAGGCTATAGCTAGTGGACTTCCTATTGTAGGAACTTATAAAGGATCTACACCTGTTCCAGGGATGCATGTCATAGATGACATTACAACAGAAGCTGTAACAGATGGTATAGTGAATGTAATACATAGCTATGACAAGCGTAGAGAAGAGATATTTGCTGCAAGAGAACAGTTTAGCTGGAGACACGTAGCTAAGACATTGCATAAGTATTATGAGAATGTCCTAAAGGTGGATGAGAAATATGATTCAGATAGAACAAAACAATTATACATAGAAACTTATGCTTAAATATAATTTAAACTTAGTCAATGGAATGTTCTTTGAGCTATTAAGCACATGGGAGAACAAAGAGTATCTTGTGAAATTTATGGAGAAGAAGGGCAAAGAATACATAGAAATGTATTCTGTAATGCTTAAGAAGGGTATGTGGGCTAAACATCCTAGAACCTATCTAGCTAAATACTTTATAGAAATATGGGATGGAGAGGTTCTTAAAGAGAAGATAAGCGTGTTAGACTATATCAAGGGTAAGCGTGTATTGATATCCTTTGAGTCTCATTCATTAGGAGATAGCATTGCTTGGATGCCATACTGTTTAGAGTTTAAAAACATCTATCAGTGTGATGTGGTTGTGTCTACATTTAAAAACTTCTTGTTTGAAAAGGCATATCCAGAACTTCAGTTTATAGATAGAGGTGTGGTTGTTAACAATATTGTAGCACAGTTTGAATATGGTTGGTATTGGGATGTTAATAAAGAACCTGAACATCCAGCTACAATTCCTTTACAAAAGACAGCTAGCAACACATTGAATCTTCCTTATAAAGAACTTCCATGTAGAATAGACTTTACACCAGGAGAAAGACCTGTAACAGATAAATACATTTGTATATCCACACAATCTACATCACAATGTAAACATTGGTATTATTGGGATGAGTTGATTTCTTATTATAAAGAAAAAGGATATAGCGTGTTTGAGATGTCTAAAGAAGCAGGAGACTATGGAGCAGAGAAACTTGAGGACACAAGCCTTAATAATGTAATGAACTATCTACATCATGCAGACTTATACATAGGACTGTCTAGTGGTATAAGTTGGTTGAACTGGGCTATAGGTAAACATACAGTGATGATTAGTAATTTCACTAATGAAGACCATGAGTTTGTTTCTAACTGCACACGTATAGTTAAGAAGGATGTATGTAATGGATGTTGGAACAATCCACTGTTTAAATTTAACAAAGGAGATTGGAATTGGTGTCCTGTAAATGAAGATAGCCCTAAACATTTTGAATGTCATAAGGTTATCACTTCTAAAGACGTTATTGAACAGATTAGTAACTTATTATAAGAACAAACCCATCTCCACCATTTCCTCCTGTTCCACCTGTGGTTCCACCACCTCCTCCTCCACCTCCACAACCAGGGGCACCCTTACCTCCATTACCTCCTGCAATACTATTGTTTGAACCTCCACCGCCTCCACCATAAAACTTAAATGTTTTTGGTATCCAGAAACCATTTCCTCCAGCACTTCCTAAAAGACCTCCTGAAACAGCTGTAGAATAATTTGTTTGTTGAAAGTTTGATAATAAGTTACTACCACTAAGACCTCCAGCATTATTATTTGTTATGCCAGCTCCTCCACCTCCTCCAGAAAGAATAAAATCACAGTTTTTATTAACAGCACTCATACCTGGCATTGCTCCTATTACACCACCATCTCCATCAAATCCAGAAAACTTACCCACCTGACCTAATCCAAATGTTAATGTTGGATCTGTGAGAGGACAAATTCCACCAGCACCTGCTGTACCAGGAATAATTGATGTACCATCACTTCCATTATTTCCAGGATATCCAACTAGATAATATTCACCCACTGCAGCCACTCTATATGCTGATACTATAGTTGATGTAGGAACAGTTGATGAAGTTCCTCCTCTACCAACTCTTATAAATATTGAATCTGTTATTAAAACTGCTGGTACAAGTATAGATGACATAGCTGCAGATCCTCCACCACCACCTCCTGTTCTTTGATTACCTGCTGCTGCTGAAAATCCAGCACCACCAGCTCCTCCACCACCAACAGCAACTATATATATAAAGTTACAACCTGTAGGTTTAGTCCAAGTATGTACTTCATTACCTGATGTAGGTTGCATGAACCATGTCACCTTAGCATTTGTTGGTAAATTTTGAAAACTTATCATAATTAATAACTTATTATTATCACTATTCCAGGAGCACCATCTCCTCCAATTGCTGCACCATCATTAGCAGATCCAGGACCAGCTCCTCCTCCTCCACTACCATATCCATTAGCTTTACCTGCTATTGCTCCACCAGAAACGTAGTTCACTTGACCACCAGATCCAGCACCCCCTACAGATAACCAAGGTTTTAAATTAAAATATCCATCACCTCCTGCACCACCAGCACCTGCAGCAGCAGGACCTCCATTAACATCTTTTAAAAATGTAGATAGATCATCTCCTCCTATTATACTTCCACCATATCCACCAGCAGCACCAAATTCATAACCATCTCCTCCTCCTCCACCACCAGCACCACCAGTGGCAATACTATTGATTACAAGAGATGACCAAGGAGATGTAAAAGTTCTACTAGAATTATTTCCAGTGTTACTTCCACCACCACCATCTTGTCCTGCATATGAAGTTACATTACACAGACTAAAATATCTAGGTTTTGTTGTACTAGTAGCTAAAATAGGTGCTCCTCCAACTCCAGGAGTAGTAGTAACAGCAAAACCAGCACCCCCTCCATTAGCTTGAGCTAAAACATTATTTGCATTAGTATTTGGATACACTGATACATAACTTGCTGCTCCTGGTTGTCCTGATGCACTTCCACCATTTTCAAAAGGCCCACCTGTACCAAATGTTCCAGGTTGTATATATAGTGTATCAGGAATTAAGAAAAAAGGAACTAGTAAAGATGTAATACCACCAGCACCACCACCAGCTCCACCTTGAGTATTTACAAATCCAAAAAATTGGGTTCCAGTTCCTCCACCACCTCCTCCACCAATTATGAGCATGTAAGCCATAGATCTACCTTTTGGTTTAGTCCATGTTTGCCATGTCAATCCACTAGTTGAATAGAAAGTTTGTCTATCAACATTCATGTCTGATGTTAAGTATTTAAAATCTATCATTAGAATCCTATTATTATTACAAAACCATTACCACCATTACCACCATTGCCTCCAATAATACCACCACCACCTCCTCCGCCACCAGATCCCCAAACACCATTACCACCTTTTCCACCAGTAGTAGTAGAAGAACCTCCACCAGTTCCACCAATAGCTGAAAAAGGTTTTTTTATAAAAACTCCATCACCTCCATTTGAATCTATAGCTCCACCATTTATTTGTGGATGAACATCACTTGCTAAAATATTTCCTCCTGCAAAAGCAGTGTTGGCTGTTCCAATACTTCCTCCACCAGTTCCACCATATATACAAGAGGTTGTTGCTGAAAAATTTGTACCAACATCACCTGTATTAATACCACCAGGAGTTCCTGCACTTGCTCCTTGTGCTGATATAGATAGTAAAGTGTTAGTAGGAGAGTTGGGTAATCCTATACCACCTGCAGCAGTTCCAGTAGATAATCCTATACCACCAGCTCCACCACCTGCAGCATTTAATATAATATTACTTATATTTAAGTTTGGATAATAGTTTACATAAGTTGTGTTACCCTGATTTAATACACTTGAAGCTCTTCCATTTATAATACCTGCTCCACCAGCTCCCACACTTATATATAATGTATCTGGAAGAAGAAATGATGGGGCATACATATTCATGATTTGACCACCAGCACCACCACCTCCCCCACCTCTGTTAGTACTTGCTGCTCCTGAAAAACCATTACCACCCCCACCACCAGCTCCACAAGCCATGATGAAAAAGTTTTGATATTGATCAGGTTTATCCCAAGTAAACCAACTAGATGAAGTTATATTATATATCCAAAGTCCTTCTTTATTTAATATATCAAAAAACATATTATATTATTTCTGGTATTATTTCTTCTACAATAACAGCAATAGTTGTAGTGGTAGTTGTAGTAGTAGGTGGTACATCTCCACAATATTCTAATATTTCTCCATCTATTACATAACTTTCTGTTACTTCAGGTAGTTCTAATGGATTACATTGTAAGTCAACATAACTCACTACTACCATATTGTCAATCACTTGATATGCTTCGCAGTCTAAACCAAGTGTGAATTTTATTTTAATGTATTTCATTAGTAATCTCCTCCTATAACTGATACATATAACCCTGCGGCTATTGTTGTACCAATGGTTACATTAAGAACATATCCTGTTGGTAATGCAAAGTTTAATGGAATTTCAAAAGTTGATTGAGCAGAAGTATCAGATGCTGTTGTTGATGGAATAGTAATCTCATCAAATAAAATATTATTTGCAGCTGTTTCATTTGTAGAACCATTGTTAATGAACAATCTAGCTACTGTTTGTACGTTAGTACCTGCTGGTCTAAATCTTATTCTTTGTACATATGAACCATTTGCACCTGCTGTATAACAACCTAAGACAGTACCTGTACCGTCCATAGCAGTGTTTGCAGTGGTGATTGCAGTTGTACCCCAGCCAATTTTAGCTGTGAGTGTAAAAATAGGGGCGGTATTCGCTGGCATAATTTATAATTTTAATTTTAATATATTTGTAAAACATTTAAAGCTCTAACTGATCCTGTATAAGTTAATCCAAGAGTGAGACTGACACCATTAGCTCCACTTGTTCCTGAAGTACCAAAAGATGCACCACTTGTTCCTGCAGTACCTGTGGATAGTCCACTAGTTCCTGAAGTTCCAACTGTACCTGATGTTCCTGTTGAACCAGATGTACCACTTGTTCCTGCTGTACCACCACCACCTGCTGTTCCACTAGACCCACTAGTTCCATTAGATATACCAGATGTACCAGTTGTACCTGAACTTCCAGATGTACCAAATGTTGCTCCAGAAGAGCCAGATGTTCCACTAGATCCAGTTGTTGTTCCTGAAGATCCACTTGATCCACTAGTTCCTGATGAACCATCTGTACCAGTTGTTCCTGTAGAACCTGATGTACCAGTTGTTCCTGAAGAACCACTAGTTCCACTTGAACCTGATGAACCAATACTTGTACCACTAGAACCATTAAATCCACTTGTTCCAGCTGTGCCAAAAGATAAACCAGATGTACCAGCTGTTCCTGAAGAACCATCAGTACCTGTTGTTCCAGCAGTTCCTGATGTAGCACCAAACAAAGTTCTTGTAAATGTAAGAGATGTTACATCAAGTGTAATTGGATTAGATGTTGATATAGTGTATACATATCCTTGACTAACTGTTCCAGAAATAATATAAACTTGTAATCCTTGGAACACATCATCGTCTAATGACATATCCACAGATCTACTCCAAGCTCCAGCACTAACAACATATATACCATTAGTTGATGCAGTTCCTTGGTTTTTTACTAACACTCTTTCTCCTGCAACAACAGCAATATCATCAATGGTTTGTGTACCACTTAGTGTAATTGCTGCTGTTGTAGCAACACGACAAGGAAGGCTATAACTAACCCCCTTGATTTCTGCATACACTCCTATTCTTGTTATAGCCATAATTCTTTATTTATATTAATAGAACAATAATTCTCTGTAACACTCAGTATTAGAGTGTCTGTTTAACCATAAGTATTTCAATCCATCCACTGTTTGAAACACTTCCATTCTATTTCCAATAATAGCGGCACCTGCTAAATATGGATATTGTCCTGCACCATATGCTGTAAATGTAGTAGCATCTAAATAGTATAATCTTTGTGTAACATCTTTTGTATAATAAATTCTATCTACACCATCATAAGCATACATACTACCTGTTGATAGAGTTTCTATTTGAGGAGTGATAGCAATTTGATCAAATGTATCTGTTGTAAGATCAACCGCATCCCAGTTAACTGTTGCACCACCACGAGGAACTATTAGACGTTTACCACGAACACTAATATCTGTTGTACCAAATGTCCAGTTCATAGATATACCTACACCTCTAATTGGTTGTTGAAGAATAGAATAAACTGTACTAGAAGTAACTGGTGCTGTACCAGCTCCAAATGTAAGAACGTTTGCTGTATTAGATGAAATTAAAAGCTCTTGTGCTGCACCTGTACCACCCAAGAATTTTAATCTTCTACCAGCAAATATATTCACAGCCCATCCTGTAGAAGTTAATGTTCCTGAACTTACTGACTGAGAATAATTCACTGTATATGTACCAACTCCACCAAATGTATTAATACCAATTGCTGTAATTGTTGTACCTGCTAATGTAGCACCACCTGTTATTACAGAACCAATGCCTAAATATCCAGCTGTTACAACAGTGACAGTTAATGTATTTCCTGTAATAGAAGCTGTACCACTAAAAGAAGAAACGTTTGTATCTTGTAACGTTGTTGTAGAATGTGTACCTGTAGCAATACCAGAAAACATATTTCCAATAACTTGTTGTCTTCTTCCTATAATATATCTTGTAACACCATTTACAGGAGCTGTACCAACCACTGTAAATGTTAATGTTGTAGCAGTGTTAGATAAAATCTGTAAACATTGTCCTGTAGTAACACCTGTACTAGCAGTGACAGCTGTTGTATTCATCCAAACTACATAACCAGCCCACTGATTTGTTGACCAGTTTTTAGTAGAATCAGCAAGTGTTTGTGTTGTTAAAGAGTTTACAAATGTTGTTGCAGCTGGTGTACCACCCATTGTGTAAGTAAAGGTGGTTAAAGAAGGAACTGTAGCAATAGTAAACGTACCATTGAAGTTAGCATCTGTAGCACCTCTCACTACAACAGATTGACCCACTTTAAAATTGTGTGAAATAGCTGTAGTGACAGTGGCTGTTGTTGTAACGTTTGCTAATGTTGTAAGAGCTATTGATTTATTACTTGCATATTGAACTGAACCAATTGAGGTTAATCCAGAATCATATAATTTACTATATGTACCTAAGTCATCATTTAAATTTTGTATAAATACACCAGCATTATTACCTAACATCAAATAAAGTTTATCAGCATCACCTATAATAGTGTATACAGATGTAGCATCTGTAACTGCTGATATAGCTTTATAGAATGTTAATGTTGTAGATGTATTAGAAAGAATAGAAGCAACTTGTCCCTTACCTGTACCAGCAGTTATTTTAACAGCATAGTTTTTCCATCTATTCACTGCCCAGCTCTTTGTAGAATCAACTAATGTTGTTGTTGAACCAGAACCAGAAGCAGTACCTGCATCAAACCCCTCAATAAAATATTGACTAGTAGCTCCAGGAGCTACAGACATAGAAGCAAAGGTTAATGTTGTAGCTGTATTAGACGCAATTAAAGATTGTTGTCCTTCTCCTGATCCACTAAATATTCTAACATAATATCCTGCCCATTGGTTAACTGTCCAAGCTTGACCACTATCTGTCAATGTTGTAGTAGTACCTGTAACAACAGAAGTCATAGATGTACCTACCACTGTAGAAGTTGTTCTTGCCCATATAGTAGGTCCTTCTCCTGTTCTTTCTAATGTAGAGTCTGTACCAACAAGAGCAATATTAGCTGAGTTAGCAGTTCTAATATACCATATATCTGTTAATACATCATATTGTTGTAATGAATAGAATGGTGTAGCACCATTTGAAGAAACTAAAAACACACTTCCTCCTTGCACTCTAAATTTTGATGTAGCATCTGGTGTTACTAACCAGTTTGTATCTACAGTGACATTAGAAGATTCAATTTGATAGATGGAACCAGCAGCAATTGCTGGAGAAAAAATCATTGGATTACAAAAAACTTCTGAACCAGAAGTTACAGAATCAGCTAATGTTAATGCTGTAGCTGAATTATATAAAATCTTTCTCACTTGACCAGCACCAGCTCCTTGAATGATTCTCACTTGATAACCAACCCATTGATTAATTGTCCAGTTTTTAAGAGTGTCAGTAATTGAAATACCACCTAAAGCATTTGTAAATGCTGTAAGGTTACCTGAATCCTGAATAATAGGATCAGAAACATTTGTAATAGTTCTTCTTTGACCAGCACCTGTACCAGATGTAATATAGATATCATATCCTTTAAACGTCTTGGTAAAGTAAGCAGGAATATTTGCTGTGCTTGATGTAGCAGAAATAATATTACTTTCAGGAGCTTGTAATTCTGAAAATCTCATTGAACTAAATGTACCCACACCAATTGGAGGAGATGACAACTGAGAATAAGAATCTGCCACTGTATCATATCTCCAAAAAGATCCAGCACCTATTAAATAATAGATGTATCTACCTTGAGTGATTGAAAATATAGGAGTGTCACAAACAGCAGATGATGAAACAGCAGAAGAAACTGCTGGAGCAAACCTTGTCCATTCAAAAACTGGTAAATCTATCTGCTTCCTAAGCGTATTAATGATTGCCATAATATGTTTATTTTAATTTAATTAGTTTAATTTAGCACTAATGCCAGTGTTATAAGCAGTTCTTGCTTGGTTAATATACATCTCTCTATCCATACCTGCCATGGTAGATATGTTATTTATGCTACCAATAATGTTTGCTCCAGCATTTAAGTTAGCTGAAACAGTTCCTGCTACAGTGATGTTTCCTGAAGATACTGTAACACTTAATCCTGCTCCAAAAGCATCAACTACCACTCTTTGTCTTTGAGCAGAGTCAACAATTGATAAAGATTCAAGTAATTTTAATATTCTAGCTAATATAACAAGTGTATCATCTTGAGATACTAATGAAGGAGATTGTGTAGATGACAAAACAACTGGTGCACTATTTGCACTAGTTGCTTGACCATTAGGGTTATTTGGATTATATGCCATATTTAATAAATATTATAATTTGAGTTATTTGATATAAAGTCTAACGCTGTATATGGTGTTAATGATATACTTGTAGACCCATCAGCATTCTGTCCAGATGTAAAGGTAACAAAAATATTAACACTAGCCCTATTTTTTATTTTATAAATACAAGAATTTCCTACAGCTGTAGGTAATGTAAGTGTACCAGCTCCTGTAAACTCATATACATAAATTACTTCTGGTGCATTACCTGCTGTTATATTACCAGATTGGCCATTGATTTGTTGTATGTTTAATACATCTCCCCATACAACATCATAGTTTGTAGCTGAAGCTTTTAATAAAGCCTGTCCTGTAGATCCACCTAAAGGAATACCTGCCATAGTAGATCCACCAACAGCTCCATATATTTTCAAAGCATCAGATGGTGTAGGAGCAGGTCTGTCTGTAGCAAAGGTTAATGTTGTTCCTGATATAGTGTAGTCATTAGTATAAACTAACAATTGACCATTTAAATAAAACTGATGTACAGTTCCTATTATAAGAGCAGATGCTAATGTAAATGTTTTATTTGATCCATTTTGTGTACCAGAAATAGCAATTTCTGATATAGCAAATCCACTAGTACCACTAGTTCCAAAGGTAGCTCCTGACGTTCCTGCAGTTCCAAAGGTAGCTCCAGAAGTACCAGCTGTACCAAAGGTTGCTCCACTAGTTCCTGCTGAACCATTTGTACCAGAAGTACCAGTAGTTCCACTAGATCCATTTGATCCATTTGTACCAGATGTTCCTGATGTCCCACTTGTTCCATTTGTTCCTGAGGTTCCAGAAGTACCATATGTTTGTCCACTAGATCCATCTGTACCAGAAGAACCAGTTAAACCAGATGTACCTGCAGTTCCACTAGAGCCATTATTACCACCAGCAACAACTATCCAAGAACTAAATGTACCATTACCACTTGTAGTACTTGCTGTAATAACTAATTCACCTGTGCTAGAATTATATGATACAATTTGTCCAAATATATAATTAGTAGAACTATTTATAACTTGAACAAACTGCCCAGTTGTAAAAGCAAGTCCTGTATTTACAGTTAATGTTACTAGAGATGCATCAAATGATCTAATGGCGCGAACATAGCTATTGTTGGACTTAGCGTTGACGTATGGACCGCCAGCGATGAAATCCTGGGCCCACGCGAAGATGTCGCTGGCCTCTGTAGAACTATAATAGGAGTTATTCGCAAAACCACCAATAGCTATTTTATTTAAGTACAATTTATTTAACTCATCTTTACTTGGTAAATACCAGTCGTCATATCCTCCTTCTACTAAATCACCACATAATCTAGCAGCAATTCCTGCTGTAGCACAACCAGCCATTATATCAATGGTGTTTTGATTACCTGTTCCTATTGCAGTTCCATCTGCTCCTGATATAGTAGTTCCTTGACATCCCCATTGTGCACCTGTTGAAGTATTTGCAGTTGTTGCCACTAAACCTTTCTGAGCACTTGAAATATATCCTGGATCTCCAGATTGAAGAATATATGCTATTATACCACCAAGAGCAGCTTGCCCAATTATATATGTAGCAAGAGGAATTTGAATTGTTGTTGTAGAAGGACTAGTTAATATTGAGGCATTACCACTAGTACCTGCAGTACCAAATGTAGCTCCACTTGTTCCAGCTGTTCCATTTCCACTAACTCCACTAGTACCAGCTGTAGCATTTAATCCACTTGTTCCACTTGTTCCAGGACTACCAACACCTGAAGTTCCAGCTGTACCAGGAGAACCAACACCACTAGTACCAGCTGTTCCATTTCCATTTATTCCACTAGAACCACTCGTTCCTGTAGAACCAGAACTTCCACTTGTTCCTGAAGACCCTGAAGAACCATTTGTACCACTAGATCCACTTGTACCAGAACTAGCACTTGTTCCACTAGAACCATCTGTTCCAGAAGAGCCAGAGCTTCCACTAGTACCACTAGTACCTGCGGTTCCTGATGTACCACTAGATCCATTAGTTCCTGTTATACCACTAGAACCATTAGTTCCTGATGTTCCATTAACTCCTGAAGAACCATTAGTTCCACTAGACCCACTAGTTCCACTAAAGCCACTAGTACCTGTGGTTCCTGATGAACCACTTGTTCCAGTTGTACCAGATGAACCAGATAAACCACTAGTACCACTTATTCCAGATGTACCAGTAGTACCACTAGATCCATTGGTTCCAGAAGAACCATTAGTTCCTGATGAACCAGAAGATCCATTAGAACCATTAGTTCCACTAGACCCACTAGTTCCACTAGAACCAGATATACCAGATGAACCTGATGTACCAGAGGTACCTGAAGTACCTGTAGATCCACTAGTTCCTGAAGAAGCACTTGTTCCACTAGATCCACTAGATGCACTTGTACCTGAAGATCCACTAGTTCCAGACGTGCCAGATGTACCAGTGGTACCAGTGGAGCCAGATGTTCCTGATGAGCCATTAGTTCCTGATGTACCATTAGCCCCTGCTGTACCAGAGGTACCTGAAGGTGCATTGAATGTGGTTTGTGCGTAAGAGTAATACGTTGAACCTTCTGTATAGAAAGTTAATGTTCTACTTACACTATCATTATTTATAACATACACTTCACAATACAACCTATCTGTTGCATTTAATGATTGTGCAGGTATGAATGTGTCGAGATATATTTGTGCAACAATTGTTCCATCAATTGTTGTTACAACGTTATTTGTAGTTCCTAATAATGTAGAAACACCACCTATTGTATATTTATATAAACGTACATCTAAATCCCATGTTGAACTAGCACTAGATAAGAAGTGTAATGTCCAAGCCCAGTTACCTCCATTTAATGAAGTGATGTTTGGAACACCACTATCTGTTGCAAAGGTTGCAACTGTTCCACTAGCTGAAGCACCTAATGTAATACTAGTTGTTTGCTGTGCAGCACCAGACGGATTAGGACTCCATTGTTTATATGTAGGTGTGCCAAAAGCAGTGTTTGTATTATTAGATAGATTTAGCCAATAAATCTGACCACCAGAGATACCACTTACACCAGAGCTTCCTGCTGTACCACTTGTTCCTGTAGTGCCACTAGTTCCACTTGTACCTGTTGTTCCTGTAGAACCACTTGTACCTGATGTGCCTGTTGTACCACTAGTACCATTTCTCCCAGATGTACCAGTAGTTCCTGATGTACCAGTTGTACCACTAGTTCCACTAGACCCTGATGTACCACTAGTACCCACTGTACCAGACGATCCACTTGTACCAGATGACCCACTTGTACCTGTAGTGCCACTAGTTCCTGCTGTACCACTTGAACCATTTGTACCGCTTGAACCATTTGTTCCACTGGTACCAGCTGTACCACTAGTTCCTGAACTTCCACTAGTTCCACTAGTCCCACTTGTACCAACTGTCCCACTAGATCCACTAGTTCCTGAACTACCACTAGTTCCAGCAGTACCTGAACTACCACTTGTACTAGCAGTGAATGTACCTATAGAACCATCACCTCTTATATATTGACTAATAGTACCATTGGCTGTTATATTAATAACTCCATTAGATGTAATGGGACTATTTGACACTGTAAAACCTGAAGGCATAGTTATGCCTACACTTGTCACTGTACCTACATTGAATGTTCTGTTAGCAGATAGATCTCTTGTAACACCATTGATTGTAATGGTGCGAGTGTCTGGAACAGGAGTGTATCCTAATGCTGTGATGATGTCTCCAGGTCCCACTGTAACTGCTGATGTAACTAATCCTTTACCATTTACAGCCACCTTTAAGAATGTATTACTAGCGTAAACATTGCTATTAACTGAGTTCAATGTTAGTGTAACAGGAGTGCCTATGGTTCCTGAACCACTCATGTCACCTACAATAATAATAGTGCTAGAAGCAAAAGGAATAGATGCAGAACTAATATTAACTATTCTACCCTTAGCATCAGTTGTAATGATAGGAACAGATGTTCCACTACCATATGTACCAGGGTTAGCATTCACTGTAGCTAATGTTAAAGCTACAGATCCAGGACCTGTTGCTGTACCATCACCCACCAATCCTGTAATATAGTTACCAGCTGGTTGATAGGAATTTGGATCTAAGCTACCATCTCCTTTAACAAAGTCTGATGATGTTCCCCCAGTGGTTATGAATCCTGCTGATTCAATAGTTCCTGTCATTCTGAATGTATACCCACTGCTAGTAATGACTGTATTCTGATTTAGTGTTCCTCCAAGCCCTACAGGTAATCCTGGTCCAGATTGAAAAACACCATTATTAAATATGTATCCTATGGCAGCTTCCTGAAACTTAGCATCTATTTTTTGTAGAGCAGTTTGTAAGCTGTCATTAGTATTGATACCAGTGTATAACAAATTAGCACCCTCGTAAAATACGCAGGTGGAATTCAGTATGACTGGACATGGTTCAGCAGAGCAAATAGGATCCATATATTAATAATAATAATGTATAAGTAATTGATATACAAATAGGTGTATACTATGGGAAAGTGTACACCTATATACGCAAAAATAGCGAATTTAATTTAGTTTCAATGAGTTAGAATAATTATTCCTACATAATATAGCAATAACTATACTGTTTATTTACCAAATGGTTTAGCTTCAGATTGTGCCTTCATACCAAGATCTTTAGCTATATCTGGGTAGAACATTAACAGAACAGCATCTACTTGTGAAGCTATAGGGAATCCTTTCAATGCATACTTAACCACTTGATTTTTCTTTGCTAACTCTTCATCTCCTACTCCTAAAGCATACATCTCTATACCAAAGTTTAGGAACAGCTTCTTGAAGTTTTCCAAGTAACTTATTGCTGGGAAGATTCCTGATGTGGTTAGGCCCAAGAAGGATGTTGGATTGTAGAAATAAGCAACCTCATCTCGTATTTTATCCATCACTCTAAGCATATACTTATATCTATTCTTTGTGGCTTTATCATCATCATCTCCTGGTTCTGCTGCTTTGGCTCCTATGATTAGTGTAGACAATGCAAGATAGAACATGAAGTCTGTCATTTGGTTACGTATATTATTACTTACTAATTCCACAAACTCCCCTTCTGTCATCCTTAGTTCTTTACCTGTATCTTTCTCATAGTCAGATCTTTTTGATTCATAAAGATTCTTTATTTGATCGACAAACTTTTGGTCATCTCCTTTTATAGAACTAATTAAGCTATCAACAGAACCCATGAAGTCTTCTGTTAGAAGTCTGAACATGTTTCTAGTTCTACCCCACTCATAAGCTTCTGTAGCTGAGTTATATTTTAAGTTACCAAATCTTACGTCCACAAGTCTTGGTATCCAACCTTTAAATACCATAAATGACTTACCATAGATGTTTAAGTTAATTTTTCTAACCTCATCTTCAGATAGGTTACCCAACGCATCTTTAGTAATAGACTGTACCTTTCTTCTAAGTTCAATCACACTTTCAGACTTTCTATCTAAACCTTCTACCACAAGCTCATTTCCTTCCATCTTAGCTACCTTCATGAATCCTTTTTCATCAAGTAGTTTTTTAACCTCTAACTCAAACTTATTTTTTAATTGACTTCTTTGTTCAGCAGTTCCTGTAAACATATTAGCAAACTCTGGCTGTTTCTTAAGATATTCTCTTACGTTAAACACCTTACCATCTTCTACAATAGAGTTTTCTAAGTAGCTAAAGAAGTTGATAGACTGTACATACTGATCTCCAGTTCTCATCAAGATCATTAAGAAGTCTTGTATTCCTTCTTGACTAAACTTACTAACAGACAACTCTTTAGCAAGAATGCTATTGTAGTTTTCTGTCAAAGGTTGGAAGTATTGTAATGCTCCTATGTATTTCTTAGAATCCACACCATTCATCTTACCAGCCATCATAAACTCATTACGTACAAAGTCTGCCTTTGTAAAGAATTTACCAGCATTGATATAACTCTGGAAGCTACCACCTAAGAAGTTTGATAGAGCTGAGATAGGATTCAATCCTAATGTCTTCATTTGGAACACATTATTTAACTGTGTGATTGTCTTGTTCAAAGATATCTGAGCATCATCATAGTCTTCAGTGAATACCTTTCTACCTAAGACTTTATTTGCTCTTTTACCAAAGTTTGAAATACCACCTAGTAGTTGGTCAAAGTTTTCACTTTCAACATACTTATGGCCATACACAATGGCTTCCATCATGTCTCTTACCAACTTAGTGTTGTCAGAGTTATCTGATGTTGTTTCTACAGTACCATCTGGTTTATATTTAGTTGTACTAAAGTAAGATGTCTTGATAGCTTCTTTATTACCTTCAACTTTTATAATTAAGTTTAACTGATGTTCAATATTGCTTAAATATTCATAACGAATAGCCATACCATTTAATAGAGTCATGTTTCTAAACAAGTCTTCACTTGCTTCTTCTGTAGTTTCTCTAGTAAAGTATTTAGGGATATTATATACAGGTTGTTTGGTAATAGGATCAATCTCACCATAACCAACATCGCCTTCTGTAATAGTAATATTTCTTAGTAAAGATTCACCAAGTTTAAACTCACCACCCATTACAATCTTCTCTGTAAGACTTTTTCTTACAAATGGTAAGAATGTTCTTGCATCAGATTTGTTAATATAAAGAATCTGTTCTAGGTATTCATTTCTCTTTCTGATGTAATCAAAGAATGTTTTAGCTGGTGCATTCTCAGGTTTAGTAAGGTTCTTCCATTCTTCTGATTCCCATGTGTCTCTCTTAGGAAACTTACTAACAAATTCATACAATAACCAACCAGGAGACTCAGAAGTAGATGTGTTATATAATGCATTTGTATCAGCTATCTCTCTCTTTTTATCTTTATTTGCTGTCTCTTCATCTTCAAATCTAACCTTATCTTCTATTATCTTAATTTCTTTTTCTTTTTTGTCACTCAAAAATTCATTATACTTAACTACATCTATGTTCTCTCTCACCCAATCATAATCTTTATTAGCAATCTTACTCTTCAATGTCTTATAGAACTCAGAATCAAACTCATTGATTAACTCATTCTTTCCTTTTTTCTTGATAATATCAAAGTAATTTTTATTTGTAAGTCCTTTACCTTTAGCCCACTTATCATACTTTTCTTTAATCTTTAATAACTCAGCACCTTGTTCTGATGTTTCAATAGATGCAAGACCAAATGCTCTGTTAGCCATCTTATATAAAATCTCAGTAGACTTAAGCTGGATTACAGAAGTTGTTCCAAAAGCTTTGGCAAACCCCTTAATCACCTTCTCTGGCTTTAAGAAGTCCATAACATTTTCACTCTTAGCAATAACATTCTCAGCAAAGTCTTTTCTCACTTCTTCAAGATCAGCCTCAAGTTCATTTGCATTTTCTGCAGTGTTCCTAATATCTTGCCACAAAGCTTGATCTTTCTCAGATAAGTCTTTCTTAAACAAAGTCTTTAAGTCTGTTGCCAAAGATGTATACACCATCAAAGATGTTTCATAAGATAAGATCTTATCAGAAAATTCATTCTTTTGTTTATTTGTAAATGAAGCAGCCTCTTTTCCTTTCCATACATTATTGTAATTATCTATAACTCTTTGAACCTCAGCATTTAATAACTTAGCTTGCTTTAACAAAGGCTCAACGTTTTGTCTCATCTGTAATTGTCTGATAGACTCATACAATGAATTCAATAACTCAGCTTTACTTCTCTTCTCTTCAAGAGTAGCTTTCTTAGAAGATATGGTGTCATATATCTTATTAAGCTTCTCAATTAATGTATCTATTTTAGTGATACCAGTCTTTTCAATCTCTAGTCCTACAGGTAGTAAGTATGCTAGTTCTTCTTTCTTTAAATCTACATCTCCTATCTGAACACCTGTTAATTGTGGTAGCACTCCTTCTTTAGGAATAGCTCCAGAATATATTGCTCTGATAGGAATCATTCTTGTTTGTTCAAAGTCTTCTGGCTTAACACCATATGCTTTTTCTACAATAGACTTGTATTGTTTCATCTGTTGTCTCCAAGCATTCACTTTATACCAAGGAACATCTTTATATCTTTGAACATTTACGTCCATAAATTTCCAGTCTAAGATGCTCACCTTTCCTTCAGGAGTAACAGCAATAAAGTCTATAGTACCAGCTACGTCACGTGATGCATCATATACAGTCATCTCAGCAAGAAACTTAGTACCAGGAGCTGTTTGGTTAAATTGTTCCAAACGAGCAGCCATGTTTTTCTTTAATATAGTGTACAAGTCTTTGTTCTTAGGATTTAACTGAGACACATATCCATTATCATCAGGTCTTTCATTCTCAGGTCTTAATGTACCATCTTCATTTAAGAAATAGTCTTTAAGCATATGCTCAATATCAGCATGTCCTGCTGTACCTTTTTCTTTCTTAAGATCATCTACAGCTTGGTCATACTCAGACTTAGTCAAATCTTTGTTAGCAAATCTTGTGCTATACCAATCCTTAACAAAGTCAGTAACTCTTCTTTTGATTCTATTACCATTGATTAAATAACCAGTGTCATCTTTTGTAATCTGATCACTAGTAAATCTTAGCTTATCAATTATAGCCTGTTGAGAATTAATATTTTGTTGGAAATATACACCTTCAGCATTTCTAATATCATCAACGTTTCCAATTTCTTCACCACCCAACACCATCATTGCAGCTTGGTCAAAGCCAGACTTAACAAATAATCCTTTAATAAATTCAACTATTTGGTTCCACCAACCTTCTACACTAGCCAATAGTTCTGGCTTCTCTGTAGAACCTTCATTCTTTTTAATAATAGTTTCAGCTAATATTTTACCAATAGCCTCCACCTTTAACTTTCTGATGTTAGGTTTGCCATCAGCAGTTTGATATTGTTTATACTTACCATATGTAGCTAGGACATCAGAGTACATTTTGTAACTGTTGATTTCTCCTAGCAATCTATTAAATAACTGAGGATTCTTTTGCTCTAGTATTTCTACAACAAAGTGCATAGCTTCTTCTGTAAGAGCTACATCTTCTTTACCTTGAGTTACCTTTACAAGCTTTTGCATAATGTCAGCAACACCATTTACGTCTTGCTTAACACCATCTACCTCTATAGCTTGTAATGTTTTAATATCTACACCTATTCTATTTAAAAGATCTTTAACAAGACTTACAGTTTGAGGGGCTGCTTTAGAAGCAGGTATTTCTCCTGTTTGTAATAAAATGCTATCTCCATCAGAGTTAACACCAAATGTAGTGTCATTCTCAAGATCTAATCTATTAGCCTCAGGTATCTCAATATCTAATTCAGCCAAAGCTTGATCAAGCTCAGCTGCATCTTTTGCATTCAAAGCATCCAACTGCTTCACTGTAGGAGCAATAATAACTCCTATCTTATCTGAATATGCTTTTGGATAGAATACTTTCCCTAGGGCAATTTCAGAATTGATTGCTTTGTTAAGAGTGTCTGCCACAGAACGTGCCACTCCATAGTAGTTTTCAGGATTAACTTTCTCTTTAGGAGATGTCCTCACTTCTATAAAGTCCTTACCATCAAAGTTTAAGTAAGGCTTGTTCTGTACATATTTCTCAACTGCAGTTTTTATACCTGTTTGACAACTCATTAGAATTTACATTTAAAGTCTTTAGTACTTAGATCTGTTTCTGTTTCAGGTTGTGAAGATACTTCATTTTCAACAATACCTGTAAAGTATTTGATGATTTCTGAATTAGGTATTTCATTATTAACCTTACCTGTATTATTATCTAGCTCAGAAGGTTTGTTGAATTTATAATACTCAGAAGTGAATTGTCCATCTCCATATAAGTTTACCATCTTGAATACAAACTTTCCTTTATATGTTCTTAATGCTTCACCACTTACAAACTTAACTTTCTGATAACCAAACATTTGTCCAATTATAGGATCACCCTTGGCTTTTAGTTCTGCATATCCTGCTCTTGTAATAGTCTTGCCAGTCATGAAGTCAATCATCTCACCATACTTAGTAGTGATAATGCGTGGAATAGTTACCATATCATAGCCAGCAGCTTTAGATTTTTCTCCTACAGTGATTACAAGTTTATCATTCTCACCAATTCCAATCTGTGGTATTTCTACAAATCCTGTAAACTTGTATTGAGAAATTATTTCATTCTTAAACTCACCAATCTCTGTTACAGACTCTTCATCAATATAAGGAGCAATAGCAGGAGTAATATCTGAGTTCTTCCAATTGTTTCTTTGGAACCAGTTGTTGTTAGCAAACTCTTGAACGTTTGTATCTACTACAGCAGTGTTCACAATGTTCTTCACTTCTGCAGAATAGTCTTCAATAGGAATAATGTTCTTAATAGATACAGCAGATTGATATGTACCTTGTATGATAGCTACTTTGATAAGATCTTTGAATAGTTGGTTAGTGTCTGGATTGTCTCTCAACTCTCTCATCATACCAATATACATGTTCTCGTCATAAGCTTCCTTAATGTTAGCTCTAAGTTTAATAGTCTTAGGGCTATTTGGTCTTTCTGCAGACACTACAACTAAGTCTTGTAGTATTTGTATATTAGGATATTTTTGTTTAGCTTCTTCTAACTTTACTGCTACAGACTCTGGACCAAAAGATAACTCACTGATATTCAATGCGTTCTTTCTACCTGTTTGAATAATATAATCAAGTAAGCTTGCTGTTGCTCTTTGAGTCACCTTATTAAATTTATCACCAAGATAGAACTTCTCAGCAAACTGTTGAATAGTATTCTCAAGTACACCTCTAAATTCAGGTTGATTAAATTTAAGGATAGCACCTAATGCTGAATTAGATTGATCTAACACAGTTTTTTCTGTACCTAAGAAAGAACTATCTAACACCTTTTGTGGAGAGCTAATAGCTCCTTTCTCTTGTGCACGATCAGTCATTAGTTCTTTTCTATAAAAATCATCAGCACTTCTAAACGTACTAGTGTCATAATTAATAGCTTGTGTGAAATTGAAGTTCTCATCAGCTAGAGCAACATAAGATAAGAACTCATTCAGTATCTTGTGTTGTTCAGCATTCTGAGCTTCAGTCATTGTATTCTTAGCATAAGAAGATATATTATCTTCAAAGTTACCTTCAGCAACTGTAGCTGCTTGGATAGCTTTTGGATTTGCAGGGAAGTTTATCTTAGCTTGCTTAATATAATCAGCATTACTTATTGCATATCTAGAAGCACCATTAGCATCTAAGTTTTTAATGTGTTCTCTTATAATAGGCTGGTTCATAAACATAGCCACTGTCTTCATAGGAACACCTGCACGCTCTAACAACATAAATGTACCTACAACTCTATTGCTGTAGATAATCTTCATAATGTATGGGTCTTTAGCAATATCTACAAAAGCATTTGCATACATTGATAATTTATCAGAGATGTATTTACCAG